GAGCGGTAAACGAGGCTCGAACTCGCGACCCCCAGCTTGGGAAGCTAGTCTTTGAAATAACGCAATTATTTGTATAATAAATATTTATAATCATAAGATATAAATAAAAGAGCAACAATAGAGCAACTTTATCCAAATTAGATACTTTTCCCTCTTTTAAATTGAGGGCAAATATACGGAAATATTTTATAAAGTAGAAACAAAGTCGTCTATAATCAAAAAGCAGCTCATCGGCTGCTTTTCCTATTTCAACTCTACCGGTTCATCTTCCCATGTAAGCTCATGACCGATTATTTTCTTTATTGTACCTTTAGGGAGTTGGATACATGCATCATTGTGTGGATCATACCCCCAACATTCTTTATCTCTAAATGGCTCTTTACCCATTCGTCTTTCACAATATACCTCACATTCTATAATGCGTTCGGTTCCGTCTTTATCAACACATAAATAAATCATATTATTCACCTTTCTCTATTTTGGTTCTAAACAATCTCAACTGGTCAATCGTCGGGTAAAACGTAGGATTCTCCCAATTCTTACCAATCACAAGGATCATTGAATCAAGGTACTTCCCGCAATCGAGAATCTTCGCACACTTATCCAACTGGAATTCACCGGAAGGATACTTCTTGTTGTTTAGCGTCTCTTTCGCCCAAGTCAGTAGCTCGTTGATTGAGTCGTGGTCGTATTTCTTTTCTTCTGCCATATTATACTATTATTACGAGTTTTATCCCTAAAAAATCAAATATCCTCTCAATCTTATCCTGTCCCAAATTTAGCTTACCGTTTAAGAATAGAGACATAGTACTTTTAGCCACTCCGATATGTTCCGCAAGGGTTATTGCTTTTATTTTGCGGATTTTCATTGCTTCTTTTATTGTTTCCCGTATCATATTCTTTTTTGTTGTGCAGGGCTTTCGCCCTGCTGGTTAAACTTATGCTGCCATTAAATCGCTCATGTATCTTTCGTATTCGTTGTAAGCCTTAAGATTCATCTCATATAGTTCAAACTTACCATCATTTTCTTTGCATATATAATCTACAAGAATACCGGAGTGTTTTGTCATGAATAAGATACCATCTACACCGGAGACTTTGACTGCTTTAGGAGTATCTTTTGAAGGCAAACCGTAGTGACCACGGATAACTTCTTGAACTTCATCTATTATATTGTAAGTGTAATACAATGAATAATCTTCTGTTGATAATCCTTTGATGAATTTTACTTTGTTAGAATCTATTGTTTTCATAATCTTTATTTTTTTAGTTGTTATTACTTTATTTCCTTTTGATGCTACAAAGATACAAAAAATTTATGTAATAACAAACATTTAGAAAGAAAAGTTTATCAAATAACAAACTTTTAACATTTAGATATAAAAAAATCCCCGACTACATAGCCAGGGACAAACACAAAGATACAACCTTCGCTATCACAGCGACAGGCACAAGCCAATTAAGGACCCTATCTAGGTGTTCCATAACATAACCATGAGCAGACGACAGAAATCATGGTGATACCTGTCGTCCGCTTGTTCCAACAATATATCGAGGTTAGTCCTCATAGTTCATCGCAGTCATATATTCCCAAACCTTGCCGGACGGCCCGTCCTCATCAGCGAAGTAGAACCGGAAAGCGGCCTTCAATAAGGTTGCTTCGTCTAGGACCACACACATATCCGCATAGAAGGAATTGAAAGCAACGTATTTGTCCCATGGGGTTGTACCTTGCGGGAAGGGCATCGATTTAGTCGCTTCAAGAATTTGATCTACATTCCAGTGCGCACCGGTCTTCTTTTCTCCGGCAGCATTGGTGTAACGGATCTTTTCCACATCCACCTCAGCGAAATGTTTATCGTAGTGCGGACCATATAAGGCCTCATGTTGTTTTCTCATAAAAGCCATGTATAGTTCCGGATGTTCTTCTTTCACTACACAGAGAATTTCATCCACACTCTCCACGCTTTTCCACATGGCCTTATCAGAGGTTACACCGTCCGACTTGGCTTTCTTCATCATGTCTATATACTTCATATCTTCTTTTTTATATTACCAAATACCTTTTTCCCTTTTTTCTTTGTAATCTCTCCTGATATATCCGTATCCCTCATTGAATCAGGCTGCAGGAGATGCGGGAAAGGTGGCGGAAATAGTCAATGGAGTAGCAAGGCTTACGCCATAAGCACGATTACAGCATTTCACATTTTCCGGTGTCACCTGCGTAACAAGCGGAGCTAGTGAGATAGTAGGAACAGCACCGGAGGCACCAATAAATGCTACCTTAAACTGTTCAACCCATTGTTTGGTGACAGAACGGCAAGAACCTTTTGGGGTATAAGCCACAAGGACAGCAGCGTTTATCGTCACAATAGTCTGAGTATTCACCGTCTGTTGTTCTGCAACGGTAAAATTAACGATGCCGGTAGGTTGCACGCCATTGTCAGCGCAAAACGCCTGGCATAAGTTTTCCACTACATTAGTCAGATATTGCTGGCTGGTAGCAGCGATTGCAATTGGGGTTAATTGAATCATAATAATAAAGTTTATATGTTATTTTTCGTCCGCATCTTCACCCTGCGGAGTAGGTTCTTCTGTCAATACACTATAAGATGCAACACTCTCCTGAATAGGAAGATTGTATTTGAGAAGGGTTTTCAGTTCTTCCAAATCCTCTACTTCAAATTCCACCTTTCCTTCAAACAGGGACAATCCCCCGTTCTTTATTGCATCATCCACCACGTTATGGGCGAGCTGCGGGATAGATTCATCGGGAATACCACTTATATATTTTGCAATAAAAGGTTCTATCAGAGAAGATGAAACGCCATCAAGAACCGGGGATATCTCCTTTGCCATACTCCACATAGGACTCACCCATCCGGTAGACTTTATCTTTGCTTCAATGCTAGAAAGAAAAGGCAACCGATTCAAATTGCTACCTAGCAATTCCTGAATAGCGGGCTGCGCCCATTTATTGAGCACAGCCGCCAATTTTTGTGCGTTGGAATACATAACGCTTACCCGTTACAGCAACATCCTGTATCACACACCTTTCTTTGAGGAACAACAAGTTCACTCAACGCAGCCAATTCCGCAATCTGCTGTTTCATACAAGCCAGTGTAGCGGTATTGGTACCGTTGTAGACTGCCTGATTCATGTTGATAGCGTTTTGCTCCTCTTTGTTTCTGTTGATGATAGTCAACAGGCGATCATAAACATCCGCAAGCTTCTGGTCTGTATAAGTGTTAGACTTAAGCAACGCAATCTCAGAATCCTTCGCTGAAATCTTATCCATCATACCGGCTTCATAACGGCTAATAGGCCTGTCTTCCGAAGTAATCACTTCTACCGGGCCTGCATAACCTGCGTTACGTCCGTTTCCGCAACCGCCAAAGAGACTTCCGGCATTTAACCCAAGAAAAGAGGCAATACCAGCGGAAGCACCCACTGTATTATAATTACCTTGTCCCTGTCCTGTTACGTGGTATTCCTCACCACTTGCTCCCTTTATTTTCATAACTTATAAGTATTAATACACGGTCAACGTTAACCGTGTAACAAAGGACAGGAAAAGTGCGTTGCTTCTAAATTATTCCGTTGCTACCTCATTGCTAATATGTTGCAAGTTCGTTGCTACACTCCATTTCTTTATCTTGTATTGGAAGTTGTTGCGTATCTTGTTTACAGACTGTCTCGTAAGTTTAGTAAGGGTGGAAATTTGGGTATCGGTCAGTTTCTGGGAAAGTAAGTGTATTAGGATATATCTTGCGTCTACGGCTTCTTCCGAATTACTATGGAGCAGATCGTTCTCTTTTATTCCCGTTTCATTTGATACAGCTTCGACCAATTCTCTATATAAATCTATATTTTTCATGTTGTAAAACATATATGGTTCAAAAACAAAACATCTCAAAATCTGTTGATAAAGCTATGAAGCCCCTCAAACAGTCTCTGAGATGTTGGCCCGTGTTGATTTGGTCGTCTGTTACGGGTATGGGGCTTCTTTCTTATTGCCCCTAGTCATTTGCTACGATATCCGGCCTTCTACTTTACCGGTGTACGGATTGAATAATGGTTATTTCATGTTGCCTCCTTTCTGAAATATATAATTTTCATCGATTATTGTATTTTTCATTATATAATTTCATCACATTTTTGTATTTACCACATAAATAAGTTACAACTGATTCCGGCACCAACATACCAACCGCACGGATAACCATACCCGGCCTGTAAACCAAGTCCCCAGCGTTTCTTCTTTGGGGTGAAAGTATGGTAGATATCATTCGTCACTGTCTGATACACGGTTCTTGGAAATATCTGCAAACTGTCCAATCTAGGACGATATCCGGACACCCATGCACGGTAAAGACTGTCTTCATAGTAGGCCTGTTCACGAGGAACAACAGTATCACCTATGTGAATGGTATCTGTCAACTTAAGCGTTAATAGTGGTGCCATAGGCGGTGAAACAGACAGCGTGCAAACTTTGACAACCGTCTTTATCTTGGTCTCGGTTTTCACTTCTTCCGTTATCGGTTTATGTGGACTGCATTTCATCCACACGAGTACACCAAGCAGCAGGCAAATCAGTATATAAGGAAGCGTTCTCATAACACACTATCCCTGCTAGTCCATTTATATCCGGACAACAAATTATCCAATGATTCTCCCTCATACACCGGATAAGGATATACAGGCTCTTGCGGGGTTTCTTCTCCAAGCTCCGGCAATGTCATTACAGATGGGAATAACATTTCATAGTTAGCAACTTTCATTATTACTTCTGTTCCATCTATGCTCTTTCTAGGAGCCAAGTGTAATTCATCAAGTACCTCTTGTGGTACTTCATTTAATTTTTCTACGGGAAATACGATATATTTCATTGTTTCTTAAATATTGGGTTAGTTACATCAATTAATTCGTCTCTTTCAAACAGGTTCTTTAGCATATTAATAGATAGTTGGTCTATGGTCTTGGTGTAGAACATGGCTTTGTATAATACGGCTTTTCTATACAAATCTCTATATCTTCCAATTGTTAATCCTACGCTATCAACTACGGAACCTTTAGTTAAGGCATTTCCATTATAACTAGTAGGGGTAATCCAACTAATTTTAGATTCTTCCAATGGAACAATTTGCTGATGTGAAAATGATATAATATAATTTTGTGCACCATAATAACATTCCATTAGAAGAGAGTTTATATTATTGTTTCCATTTATTGCATCACCTTTTATTAGGAAAGTTTGATTATTAACTAATGCGCTTTCAGGAAATTCTCTCTTAGCAATAACCGTAAAATCAGTCACAGCAGGAATAACATTATTAACAGCATGGTCTTCTACTCCGTCTAATAGTAAGCCGTTATCATCTGTATATCCACTCTCACTATTATAAGCAACATTCTTAACCTCTAATGCATTAGCCACATCTTTACTTACTTGGTCAGCAATAAGATTCCTATCTGTATCGGTATTCTTCTTACCATAAGCATCCCAATAATAATTCGGACTTTCTACATAGCCACCTTCAATACCCATTACGTCATTCAGCTTCTTTATCTCATCTTCACTTGGTATTTCGGGGAAGAGCATGAACTCGTAGAGGGACATATTGCTAAATACAGCATTACTGGTTGATACACCAAGTCTTGGAGAAACAGTATTATTATCTGTTGCTGCATCATTTACAACAGTAATATTATGAGTAATACCTGCTAAATCACTTGGGATTAGGTTAGCATTCAAAATTCCATCAATATATGTGCTACCATTATTTCTAGCATTATACGCCGGAAGAGCTTCGCCAGCATAAATGCCAAATGTATAAGCACTACTATTAAGTCTTTGGTCATAAAGCATTCCACCCTTACTCCAATTAACCTTCATCATCACACACTTACCACCATGAGTCAAAGTAGGGATAGTAATATGGTCGTCTGTACCGTCAAAGCAGATAGAGCCTTCGTGCTCTCCGATTTGTTGAATAGTAATATCACAATCTCCAATTATAGAACCATCTAATGTATTTATATTAAATCCATACCATCCAGCTATTAAATCAACAGATATTTCATTTACTCCATTTACTAGTTCTTGAAGTGAGTGCTCATTGGTATTATTGAAAAAACACTTCATATTAGAAGTAAGTCCCGAAATACGAACTTTAATATTATACTTCTTATTACTAGTAGCATTGGCTTCAAAAATACCTGTAGTTTGTGTATAATTAACTCCTATGTGAGTAAAATGAATACTGTTATCACTTATAGTACTAACAATATTGCTTTTACTTACTCTCCACTTAGTAAAGTCTTCTACATATCCATTAGCCCCACTCATACCAGCATAAGCAAAGTTATTAAGCTTACCATGATTCCCTTTACCTGTTAAGTCAGGAACATAGCCTAATATCTTTAAGCTAGAGTTAGGTATGTTCAGCTTTTGAGGTGAGTAGATAGCATGAGGTTCTGAGGTATTAAGTTTCCAAGTAGAATTTGTACGACAAACCATAATTTTGCTTACTGTAGCCTCTTTTCCTGGTAGAACTTCAATATCATTAAGGTAAAATCTTGAAATAGTATAAAGTTCTCCTAGAAGATTAATAAGTGGTTCTCTTCTGAATCTATATCCTACAGGAATTTTATCTCCATAAGTATAGTAACCACCATCTACTTTCGGGATATTTACAATTGCAGGATACGGCTGTACAATGTCCTCAAACCTTATGTACTCATCTATGACATAGCTTATCTTCTGTGGGCTTTTGGTTATTGGAAAATCTGCGTAATAATATCCATTAACATTAATAGGTAAATCTGTATATTCAATTCCATTAATGGTTATCTTAGATACTTCATCTATTCCACTAGGTTTAATATAAACTCTAACAGTACTTCCTTCTTGTAAGTAAATACCTGTTTTATCAGTAGCTCCTGCATATAATACAATTGAATCTTGACTGATTTCTATTTTATTATATGGGATATTTCCCGATAAAATAGGTCTAAACTCCACCATATCCGGATACAACGTACCCAACTTATACTTCTTTAGCTGTCTCTCTAGTAAGAACTCGGAGAGGGAGTATGGGAAGAGTAACATGGAATATAAAGCTGATTCTGAGAAGTTATAATTTTCTCTTAGACAACTTAGCCACATTTCATTACCATCAATACCATTTCCAGCATTAATAGTAACTCCATCATTTACATATTTAGATTGATACCTTATTTTTCTATAATTATCATCTGCTTGTATTTTTGCAGAACCTGTTCCAAATGATATTGCACTGACATTATTAGGACTTTGTCCACTAGCAAGATTAAAACCAAATGCTCCGTTACCTGCTACATAACTCTTAGATATAATAGCACTATCTATATTACCATAAGATAATCTAGCATAATCAGCAGCAACCGTATAATCCTTCAATATAGGCAATCCTTCTGCTTTACCATAATCATCCTTACCATCACTAACTAGAGCACCTTCATAGTCGGGGATTTGAGTAATTATAAGTTTAGACCAATCTAAATCTTGACCATATAAAATTCTATATCCAGTAGTGGTAGTTACAGCTATTGCATCTAATTTTAGACTATTAAATCCATTATGCAAATCTACTCTTTTAGCATTAGCATTTATGCTTAGTATAAAAGTTCCTCCTTCTGGAATACCACTTACTTCTAAATTAATGTCATTTAAAGTTCCTGAGTCTGCAAATACTATCCAATCTACTCTAGGGTTGAACTTATCAGTAACTTTTAAGGTATCTTTAGTAGCAGATACTCCACTAACAATCCCCCATTTTGTTTTATCTAAGAAATTTTCTACATACTTACCTATACCGCTATTTTCTGCCTGTAAGTAGTTATACAACTGCATATCATATCCATTTCCACTAAAGTCTTTCAGATACCAATCAGCAGCAGGAGTATCATTAGTTAATCCTTGTCTTTTTACATCATAGATAACCTGTGGAGTTACGTACTTATCTAGTTTAAAATATCCAATGATTTGGTTTATCTCATCAGTGGTTAGGACTTTATTGGATATGAAAGTCCAATAGACGGCTACTTCGCTAAGACCTGCACCATTTCCAAATCCAATAACAGAGAACTTACTAGTAGAAGAAAATGCTCCCATTGCACTAATACCGTAATCGTTCTTATCTCCTAATATATTATTTATAATAGAAGTATTAGTTGTTTGAGTATTTAGATTAGAACATTTATACCCATAAATGCCTGTTTTACCAATAGCTCCAACATTATTACGAATAATATTATTAGGACTGTCTATGTCTATTATACAGTTAGTATAAGCTGCCTCATAAGAATTATTCGCACTAGAGATAGTGTGAATCATGCTCACCACTGTACAAACATTACTCCCTCCCAACATCTCCTGTACGGTCTTCTGACTTACTATCATATCATCTTTACCGTCAGTTACTAATGCACCTTCGTATAAGGGGAGTTGTTCTATGGTTACGCCAATATTTGCATTAGCAGAATCAAATCCTCCTCTAATACCTGTTCCATTTTCAACAGTATTATGCGACTTAGGTAATTCTATTATTTCAGATTCATCTATATCAGTAGAAAAGAAAGTTAAAACTTCTTCCACACCTTCTTCATTGCGATAAAAGTATTTAATATAACCTTCTGTAAGATTCGAAATCTTGACTTTAAAAGACGGAATATCCCTACCAATAGCAGTATAACTATATTGTAAAGCAAACCTAGTATTATTTATAGATTTTACCTTACTCCCATCTTTAGAAACCTCAACATTATATGAAGATGTATTCCATGAAGTAAAATCTTCCGGATAACCATTGTAACCACTATTTGCTTTATAAGCAAAATTAAGTAGTTCTAAGTCTCCACCTCTGTCAGCAATCTTGTTCTTGATAATATTGCGTGATTCAGATTCATTAGTGTTCTGATCCATTATCCAGACACCGCATAATGAATCTAAGACTTTGGGATCAATATACGGACGGTCGGATGAACCACCGGAAGGCTTACCGATTCGGTTCAAGCCGATACGGTTAAGCCCTATACGATTTAATGATAACCTGTTAAGCATTATTCTGCCTCCGTTAGAATGCCAATTGCTACCGCACTACCGCTCTCAATACGGATTGTCTTCGGGTAGACAAGACCATCAAAATCGTAATCGAATATTTGCCCGACATTATACGGAACCGTATTCGGAACAGAAACCGTATCAAATCCTCTATCGGTAGCTGTCCGGTCGTCGATAGCTTCCGTATATTCACCGTTCTTCTGAAAAAGCTGCAAGCCACCACCTTCGGGGCGTTCCAGGTGGATATTGAAATTTGCATTTACGACTGCTTCCGCCACATATTTTTGGGTATTCTCGTTTTGCACAAAGGTTAATACTGCCATGATTGTTCCTCCTATTGATTAATGTTTATAATAAATTCCAACCAGCTTCAATGTCAGTCATGACAGCCGGAACACCGTTCTCAACCTGTGAGATGGCAGCTGCAAAAGCGCACATAGTCGCTTTATCGTTGACATTTGGGACGTAGGTGTTCGGCACTTGCATTTCACGGCATACACGGTTGATGTATCCGGTTGTGTTATTCTCGTTTTCCGGTGCCCATCTCTTGATAAAGTCGGCAATCGTCTGACAACCGTGTCTTTTGCGGTAATTCTGCAAAGTCCGTATCAATGCCCGATAACCCCATTTCATTTCCGTAAACTGGAAGAACGATTTATCTTCCTGCTTCTCTTTCAATCCCTGCCACTTATCTTTTGTGATCCGGATATTGCCCGGATTGTTATTTCTCAAACCTCTTGATAAACTCATTTTTGTTTCCTCCTATAATATCAATGTTAATACTCCCAACGCCAGACCGGCACAATCACAGATGATATCCTTAATTGAGAACTCTGTCTTCTTACAATATTTATCGTATACCTCCTTCAAGATGAAGATCACGACGGTTATAATGATTGCTGACCATAGCGGCATATATTTCGATAACCACATTACCAAGTTCTGGCACACTATAATGTGAGCCATGCCGTCTATTCCGATCTTGGAAAGAAGATTTCCGGCTAATGCACTGATTTTATTTATCTGATTCATTATTCTTTTCCTTATCTGTTATAGACTCTTCGAGAGCTTTCTCTAACTCTCTGCTCTTAAATCCAATCAATACAAGCAGAAGTTTAAACACATTAATATCCTTGTGTATTCCTTTTGTCTCACAGTAGTTAGATTTAATACTTTCCAGTTCGGCCAGGCATCCGATTAATACTACAATCACAGAGACAATCAAGGCTGACACTCCCAAAGGTTCTCCGATAGCTTTACCAAGAACGGCACCAAGTATCAACAGGCAGATATAATCTCCGCATTTCAATAGGAATCTCTTTACGCAACGACTCTTTCTGAACTCTTCATCACGTTTGATAGACTTGCTTACTCCATACCACATATCAACGATAATGAGGATTAAGATAAATAACATGAGCCACCTCATATCCCACATGAGAGCGTATAGTTCACCTACAAATACAGATGAACTGATAGTGCGTGTCAACTGACCTTTTACCATAGACAAGTGAGATAAACGGTTAATAATGAAATTACCTCAATCCAGAACATCGGCTTCCTCTTGATAAAATCAGAGATGAAGTTACCGGTCCAGTGCTTACTAATGGATATAACCATGTAAGCGATGAATCCGGCCCATAACAGCAACCAATACCAACTATTGCAACCTACCCATATCTGGGAGAAGATTAAAGACATGGCGGCACCGATACTATGAGGTACTTTTTGCTCGGTTTTAAAGTTAGGAGACACGCCAAGTATAGCCATTCCCACAACCGAAAGAAATACAAGAAACTGGCTGTTATCCGTACTTGATTCCAAAGCTGCCGGAAGAAGCAGAACACCGGAGCCGATCATACACAGAGCGAACCAAAACTTATGCGTCAATGCGTAGTAGGTATCACTGATAGAGTAAGGAATCCCCTTTCCTTTCTTAATCATCGCAGAGACATATCCGGCGATGAGGATAAATGAAAACAATACTAATAGAATCATAGCTTTATCTGTTTTTGAGTTTATAATACAAAATTGAGTTGTTCCGGGTATCCGGTTTTATAACTGTAGGCTTCCACTTGTCCGGCATCAGACAAGCTCCTTACAGCCGCAATATGAGATTGCGTCACATTGTAACAGTCAAGGGCGTATAGTTCTAGCCGGTTTAGCATTTGCAAGGCTGCATCAACAGGGATTGTGTATTTCTCCGCATCATACCACAATGTAGTCAATGCACGTCCCGCTTCCTTCTCGATATTGATTGAATTGACCAGCCCAACACGGGTATCCTTGTCAAGCCATATCGTTTTACCGGAAAGGATGAACGAGTTAACAGAATCAGACTTATCGTAGGCGTTGATTTCCGTTATCTTCATTTCTTTCAGTTCGTCAATCGTATATTCATGCTCGACCAGTACAGGATACCCGTCGGCATTCTCTTTAATCTCTTTACCGGATGATTGACCGTTTAATAACTCCTGCCAATACTCAGTGCTTATTTCTACGCCACCTTCTATCGGTGTGTCGTAGAATCCTTTTTTCCAATACATTTTTTGCTTCATAATCATCTAAACTTTATTATTTCCAATCTCCTATAGCTATCCATCTAAATGATTGCGAGGAAGGAGATACATCTGCTGCATCTACATATCTTCTATAAACCGTAAAATATGAAGCATATATAGCGGCATAATTCACAGACCATATAGAATTATTAGTGTTATCCGTCGTACTAGAAAAAGCAAGGGAAAAACAAGATTTAAAAGATAACGGGAAACTGATAGATTGGTTATTAGAAGAACCTCCACTAAAATATCCCCATTGAATCAACAACCCGTTATTGAACTTTGCATATCCGTTCTGACCGAGTGAGACAGTCATGGCGTTGGACAAATCGGATTTGGCGTATTGAGATAGATCTGACTTCAATGCCAATTTAGTTTCAGTTGGAGTGCCCGCCTCTATGGAATAATCATCCTGGACTGTAAGCGTCATACTACATATTGAAGAAGGATTATCCGGGTTTATCCAAGATAAATCCATCCAAGCACCAACTTGAATATCATTTTCTAAAAGGTATGGGCTGTAAATGGAGACAGGAATGTTCAGTCCTGAATTATATGTATATTCCCCTCCGTACTGCACATGCATTTTCATATACCCTCCGTCGTAGTAAAGCTTCTTTATATTATTCGCATCTTCATTGCTTAAGAATAAAGGCGCCCTACCAATAGTTAACAACTCCGGAGTATTTAAGATAATGAATTTACTTGTTGACGACCCATTTGTACTCATTTTCGACATTTCCATTTTTTCAAGAAGTATGGTCATATTAAACATTTGTCCGTCTTCGGATATTTGCGTTTTCTCCGGACTGGAATTACCGGATCGTACATAACGCCCTCCATTTACATCAAAATATGAAAGAGAAAGTATATTATTTATAAATTGGATTACCCAATACGGTATACCAGATGCGTTGCCACATGTGAGAGTATACGTATCATAAGGTACAGAATAAAGCTCTATAATCTTCTGTAATTGTGTGCGGAATTGTTCATTGTCAACTTTCTGAGAAACGCCTTCAGGCTTAAATCCTCCCTCTACTCTGAATTCGAAGAATTGCTGTACTCCATCAACCCAAAAATGATTGTTAAAGCTTGAATTATTATCTTTATTAGAATATTTGATCAAACAAGTTTCCTGCAAAAGCATAGGGTCCGAACAGACAGAGAACGGTTCGCTTACTATGGCAGTACCGGAGTTACCCTCCCTGATCTTCAAGGTATACACGGAATCTTTCAGACCTGTTACACTTGCCATGAATAGCCGGGTGTTATCATTGACTCTATATTCATCCAATGATATATCATTATCCTCATTGGTAACATTATCACAGATAACAGCTGATACTACATCATTATAATCATCTGAAAAGATTTGGATCAATATTTTATCTGTGGTGTAGAACTTCTGGATATAATCTATATCCTGTTGAAATTCGTTCTTTAAAGGATTAAAGAACAATGGGCAAATGTCTCCTGTTTTAATCATACGGTCTTTTCGTTCTTGATTGGGTAGTGTGCCACATGACACCGTATCGCAAATATACTAAATTTTTATTACTTAAAACAATAGATTATCAACTTTTTATATCCTTAACTATCAGAGTATAGGTACTTCCTTTCTCTTTGGCTATATTCAACGACAGATTCTTAATATATCCCGTTATCGTCTCACCTTGATTCGTGAACCTTACAAGTCCGGTCAGATCTGAAGGAACATCTAGGTCGCTGGTCTTTATGTTGACCTCCCCGACTGTAAACAGGCGTTCCGGGATTAACAGATCATCCGTTTCCCCTACTCCATCTATGGATACATCACTGTTTCCGTTAGAAGACGCAAATTTAAGTATGCCGGTACAGGCTCCAATGTATTTCTTATTAGCCTCCAACATGAAGCGTGGGGAGTAATTAAGGTTAAACATTGTGTCCGGACTCAACAGACCGGAAAGCTGGGCTGCCGAATAAGGCCTGTATAAAAGTAACGGCTGATCCACCGGAACCGAATTGTCACACTCCACAAAGAAAACATCATTATCACTATCGTTATCGGTAGTATCCTCCCCTCTCTTTTGAACCAAGAACTCTATTCCATAGGCGTCAGCACGGTACGGACTGATCAAGGATAAGGTATTGTCGGTCAGTTTCAGACCGGTGCTGAATTCGTTGGTAAACCGGAATTCGTCACGTCCATTAACACTATCGTAATCCTGCTTATCATATCCTACCTTTACCGAAGAATATATCAATGAATCATTGACAGCCAATTCGTAGTCATTGATTTCCATCCCTAATTCATTGACTACCGTATTTGCGAACAAATTATCACGGTGAGTAAATGTCACCTCATTCCCACTTATTACAGGAACATATCCGAACTCCGCTTCCATCCATTCACAGAACTTCTTATACGAAGTGTATATTTTAGCTTCAGGAAGTCCACGGGCGCTTTCAGCTGCCATGATGTATGTCCTTTCCAACTTCAAGTTTCTCGAACCATCGGCAATATCATAATTAAAATATCCTTTATATTCCGCATTTCCCTCTGACATACTGTTTAGTAGGTTGTTCAAGACTGTTACAGGGGATACAATGTCAATATTTACCGGACTAGCTCTAGCTATAAATTCTGTTTTCAGTTGAAAGTCACGAAAAAACACAGTAGTGGAATGAGCATTAATATTGCTATACCATAATTCCAAGACAATAAACAATCCCTGCCCTTTGTATAAACGAATCTTTAAGTTTTCGGAAACATGAGTAGGATCAGTACTATTTGCATCACACATCCATCTTTTTAGTTCTACTAAACGCCCATCTTCATAACGGCCTCCTAGAATCACGCCAGCGTTTTTAAGATAATCGTGTCCGCTACCAACATAAAAATCAAAACTAAATTTTAATGTTATATCAATATCGAACAATGCTCTAACAAAGACTGCGATATCCTCCTTTGACTCAAAGGGAACGTCTTGAAATACCAATGGGCTATCTCTTCCTGGCAATTCTCCATCTAAAGTATAAAGAGGTAAGCTATACCTTTCGGCTTCTGTATATGTAGCAGCATCAACTGTTACATATTGTAAAGAAGCATCATTCTCTACTGTATTTCCACCTAATACATAAGGTTTACTGTAATTCATACTTAAAGAATCGTAATATAACTCACGTTTATTTTTTATATATTTAATAGGATACTCATATTGAATACTCTTCTTCGCCTTAATAATAGCAGCCAGCGTATTGTCTATCGCATTGATGGAAACCACATATCCATCTTCCGAGTATGTGGAAAAATCCAGTGCGCACCGGAAAACTTCGTCATACTCCCAATTATTATTTCTCAAGGAGAATATAACAGTAGCAGAAGCCTCCATATACCTAGACCGATATTCCTTTTTCAGAAGTATAAAAGCATTATTCACAAATTCAAAACTCGTAGAATACGACCGTACCACTCCATCATAATTGGGACGTTTATGTGATAGTTCAAAATCGTTCCAATTCTTCAAATCATCGGTTACATCATACCTTTTATCCCTTATCAAAAGTTCGCATTTAAACATAGCTATTTTTTCTTATGAATATTCATTGATTTTATATCCTCACACATACGTTTTACCATGAAGGCATATTCCTTTGCGCTAATTTCATTCTTCCGGATCTGCATTCCATAATGGGACATGACAGCGACACGTTCACGAACAAAGTAATTTTTATCCATTTTAGAGGCATTTTCCGGCTTCTCTCTAGCATTTGCTCGTTCAAGCAAATATTTACTCATAGAAAGGATAGAAGTTGCTTTTTTGCGTATATTATCATGATCGGACGGGGAGTACTTGAACCCGAAATCTGACAGTATCCTCGTAGCAGCCTCCCAGTCATTGTTTTTAATCATTACCTCAACACCTTTCATGCACTCAATTTTTATATGAAGGTTGATGATATTGTTTCTTTTTGACATCTCAGACAAGAAAGAAGCGCCTCCTATTATTTCCACATATTCTGTGATAAGTTTTTCCGATTGTTCGGACAGTTCTTCATCAGAGTGTTTCCCTTCGATAATAAGCTTGCTTTTATCTCCGGTAAATACATCTATGAATATATCTAGGGGGATTTTATCTAGGTCGGTGTATAGCATAATGAATACATTAGTGAGATAAATACATATTAAAAACATCGATATGATAGATATTGACTTGTCCGTAGTTGGCATCAAAGATCTTTTTTACATCATATCCATGTTCGAAAGACAAAGCTTTCAATGCCCTCCAGTTTATTTTCCTCCAATTTAGACCATTTTCTTTTGCGTATCTTTTAATAGAAAACCATTCCTTAGATTCATCTAATTGCTCTTTTTTTTGCTCCAACAAGGCTTTCGTCTGCTTATTTTCTAGTTGAAGCCTCTCCTTCTCTTCTTCGGCTTGTATCACCATTAAAGCAAGTTCCTTGCGGGAAAGTTCTTTTTGTCCGGTGAGGATTTCTTCACAAGAGATAAAATACTTTCGTGCTTGTTTACCTCGCCCGTTGTTTTCAATCATTGAAAGTTCTTTTGCCATACTTATAGAAATAGCGTATTCAATAGCCGGGCGACCTCCTTTTGGGTTTTCGCCAAAATTGTTGAAAACCTGATAGTCTTTATTTTCAATGAAATCATATTTTTCTATCCGGTCTTTTATCCAGTTAGAAAAATCTCTTTTACTTTCAAGAAAAGCATGTAAATCACGTGCATTAACAGCTTTCTTTCCATCATTGTTCTCCTGAATAGGAATTAATTCTTTTAAGTTTTCCATAATAAAGTAACGTGCTCCTTCACACGTTGATTAATTTATACTCAAATTCTATTTGCTAAACGATGATATTCGGAAGCTTTAGCCATCTTGCGGAATGTCCTGTTTAATTTAGCTATCCCTTCATTGGTTGCTTCTGTATTCCTTTCAAGTCTACGATAATCATTATTGACATTAACAATCACCGGCTCACCGTCATTACTTCTCCTTTGCCTATCCAACATCAAAGCGTCTGAATGTAAAGCCATCGTTCGATAATCAACAATATTCGGAATAACCTTTGCCCTCTTTGGAATATCTACCAATGTGGGAACGGAGGGAGTTATATAAGCCCCGTTATCCGTTTCAATCACCTCCTGTCTTCCCCCATCACCGACAATAGCCAATCCACCGGGATGGTTATCAGTTCCTTTTGCATATTTAGGTATTGGTTGAGCAGCAATCATTGCAATCTGAGCAGCGCCTAAAGCACCAACAATAGCAGCAAGTACAAAGTTTGGTAATGCTTTAGTAACAGCCAATGCCGTAGCTATGGTTGCTTGTATTATAGAATTTGCCTTATCCCATCTAGCTTGCTTTTGTTTTAACTCCGCCTTTTGCTTTTCAAGTTCCTTATCTCTTTGGGCAGTCCTGTCTTCCGCCGCCTTTTTTCTTGCTTCCGCTTCCTCTGTAGAGATAGCACCAGACTCAGCTAAATCTTCGATGCGTTCCAGCTCTTCTTCTCCGGCTTCTTCGTTCTTTTCTTGTTCTTCTTCAATTTGTTCAATACGAGCATCAAAGGCAGAAGTCACTATAGAGGTTATTCCATCAAATAAAGAAGCATAAGTTTCTAAAATTACAGCCGCTTTCTCTTTTGGATCTAAATTTTCCCACCATTTAGACAAAGAGAAATTACCGGTTTCTACAAATTCATCTGTCAATTTACCAATGATATTATAGAAAGAACTGAATAGATTAACTGTATCACCTAAATAATCTTCAGCGACACCTTTCATATTAGACATAGCATCAATAAAGCCATCCGCCCAGTCTTGCCTATCTGATTTTTCTTTTCCATACGTCAGATCTTCAATTTCGTTGTTAAGCTTTTTAATCTCTGCCTTTACAGTTTCTATTTTTTTCTTTATTTCATCCGATTTTGCATTAGTTGGATCAAGTGCGGCTAACTCTGCTTGTAATTGAATATTGAGCAGTTTTAATTGTTCTTGAATGGAATCTTTGGTAATTTCATAAACCTTTTGGCGGTATTCCTTTTCATTTATTTCACCTTTACGATACCGTAATTCTTCTTTACGAAGATCATTTTCTGCTGCATACTGGATTACATTTGTTGCTCTAGTCGTATTCTTTTCAATTAGTCCGATTCTTTCAAGAGCATTTTTTACCGCAATATCAGAGGCTTTTTTATCATATTTCTTGTTGACAGCTTCTACATCTTCCCCAGCCTTTTTTGCAGCTTTTACTTCTGCATCTCTTAGTATTTCATTTACTTGTAATTGTATGCTAAGCCTTTGATCTAATTCATCTTTAGAGTTAGTAGAAAGAGCCTCCAAACGGTTCTGTAAATTGATTTTCTCCTTATTTTGATTATAGGTATAGATCTTTTCAGAGAGTTCATCTTCCATGGCAATAGTCAGGTTTTCTCTGGTTTTAATTTCTTCCTGGCTATATCCTTTAACTGCATCAATACGTTTTCGGTAATTTAGACGAATTGCAGCCAACTCTTTACCTAGTCCTTCATCCATCAAATCTAATTCGGACTGTTGGTATTCTTGCTGAATACGTAACAGTTCTTTTCTTGCTTTCTCGGCCTCTCTCTGTTGTTTTTCCAGCTCATCTTTGGTCAATGGTTTTTCTCCACCTTCTTTGGAAAATGGATTATATTTTTCAATACCCGAAATTTGAACCTCTAAAGATGATACTATAGACAATCTTCTCATATATTCATCTAAAGCTTCATTCATCTCGTTCTTTTTCAGATTACTACCATAGTCAGGTCCAAACAATATAGGACTTTTATAGTTCTCATAACTTTGTTTGGCAGAATCGTACAAATCCTTATTCTCCTGCAATGCCTCTGACTCTTCTTTCAAAGCTTGCTTCAAAATCCTTAATCTTGTTTTCTTTGCCTTTTCCAACGCTTCATTTTCAGAAAACCCCTGCTTGACATACATTTGCTGCAACTTCTGTATATGATCATATTCTTTTTGAGCTGCCTCTACACCATTCTCCCTTCCCTCTTTTCTAGCAGTGGTATACTTTCTGTCATACACATCGCTTGCAGATTCATTCAGTTCACGGACGTTCTTTACCAAATCAGCCAAAACCTCATTTACAAATATTCTGACCTTAGAAGTCATCCCCTCAAACGATCCACCTGTTTTATCAAAAAGCAATGCTATTTCTTTAGAAAGCCTTATTTGACTATCAATTAAATCCTCTTCTGTTTTTCCTAATTCACCAGCTTTATCTTTAACTTCGTCCAAGTTAGAAGAAATATCCTTCAAAGTTTTAATATACTTCAATCCGGCATCTTCTCCAGGACCACCGAATATATCTGCAATAGCGGTACCTACAACAGAACTGCTTTCCGGTAGTTCGTTCAATTTTTCAGAAACCATCTGCATTACATCAAAAGTGGTAAGGGAACCTTTACGTAATTCTTCTTGAACCTTTTTAGAACTTATCCCAATTCCATCCAAAGCACTTGCTGTAGCTTTGGTCATTTCTCGGAGGCGTATATTTCCTTCTTTTATTGTATCTATACCTTTGTCGGAGAATATACCCTGTTTATTGGTCTCTGCGATGATGGCTACAAACTGATCGGCCGATATTCCGGCTTCTTTAAAATATGCAGGATATTCTTTCAGATTATCCAAAAACTGCCCGTTCGCATCTGCTCCAGCAATAAAACCGTCCTTTACTATTTCTAAGGCTTTCTCGGAAGTTATACCAAACTGTTCTGATACAGAATTTACAGCCATTAAGGTCTCCTTAAAATCCTTTCCGTAATAATCAGCCAATGTCTGAACCTCGCTACGATACACTTTGAGATCATCTCCTGATTTCTTTGTAAATTGAGCCGTTAATCTTGTAGCTTCTACTATTCCACTGTTATAATCATACCAGAATTTAAACAATGTTCCAACCCCAGCAGCTCCCGCTATCGAAAGAAAAGCAGGATTGGTAAATAAAGTTTTTATTGTAGAGCCTAGAGCTAATGAATTCTTCTTAATATTATCCATAAACCCTGCAATCCCGTCACTATCAGATGCTAAATCGGTCAAAGAGCTACCAAATCCCTTATTCAAATTTAAAGCATTGATTATACTATTATAATAATCACCAATACCTCTTTTTCTAAGAGTCATTTTATCTGAAACCCGATCTTGAATCTCTTCGTTTTCCTCTATTTTCTTATTATATTTTTCGATTGTCTGAATAGCGTCTTGTTCTGTCAAATCAACATCTTTAACAGCCTTTCTTAATGTTCTATTTTGCTCTGCAGCCTGTCTGGCGCTTTTTGCTTTTTCACTAAGAGCTTTCGCTATTTGCTCTTCGGTAACTTTTTGATTTCTACTTTCCTGATTTATAAGTTTCTGCTGTTTCAGTTCCTCGGTTTTTGCTTTTTGAGCCTTTAATTCAGCTGTAGCATTAAGGTCATTAGCTTTAGCCTCAGCTAAAATCTGCATAACATTCTCTTTGGTTTGTTGAACTATTCTTTGAAGAAGAGTTTCGTGTTCTTTCTGTAAATCAGCCAGCTTATTTTGAGTGGTAATAAGCTCATTCAAGACTTTGTTATAATTAGCCGATTTATTGGATAAATCCTGAAAGGACGCAGGCTTATCCTGCATGCCTTTAGCTAATAATTCAATGAAGTTTTTGTAGGAAGTGTAAGATTCGTCAATCTCTTTTTTAAGATTCTGTAACTGGGTGATTGCTTTCTGATCGACAACATCGGTAATTTTTAATTCATTAGCCATATAACGTGCGCATTAAGTACCATGCCACTTGACACAGTTTCCGCACAAATATAAAAAGAATTGGCGAATTTTACAATCTATTTAGAATGAATAAAGATAAGATAAAACGGCAAAAGAAAAGCGGAGTCTTAACTCCGCTTTTATATCTATTCGGTGTCATCTTGGGGAGCAAATGGCTGAATTGGTAAATACATGCGTCTAGTTGGACTATGTCTATCATTATCAGTTTGATTTATAAATCCATTTCTTGCATAGAATTTATTAGTTCGTGAATTATTAAGTGAATCCACTGTTATAAACTGGCACCCGGATGTGTTATACTTAGAGAAAGTATATAGTACAAAATCAAGGATTTTTTGCCCTATGCCTTTGCTTTGCATATCTTTATGTACGCCCAAATGTCCAATGTTTACGGCTGGGAATGAAGTCTGTCTTTTAAATGTAGAAATGTATTCATCACTAATTTGCGCTTTTGATTCTAGTACAAAATTTTCTCTGTCTTCTACGTTATCAATAACAACAGAATCATTGGCTAAAGTAAAAATCGCTACTATTTCATCGTTAGAGGTGTTTTTGGCACAATAAGCCGACACATGATGATACCTGGAGCAAAGATATATCTCTTCATGAAAGAATTTGTCAAGTTCTTCACATCCACACGAAAAAGAGAGAACCTGTTCTAAGTCCTCTCTTAATAATTTATCTATTGAAATATCAATATCCGAGGATTGGATTTTTCCCGCCATTATTAGCTATAATTCTTTTAGCGACACTATTCATTCTCTGAGTTCTAACTTCTATCTGCTTTTTCTCTTGGCGTGTGACTTTTCCAGACACACACTTTATTAGATTGTTACGGAAGTCTTCTACTTCAGCAACCTTCATCTTTGGATTTGGATTAGTATGTATCATGACCTAATTGGGTTTTAGTTTATCAATCTTACTTGTTATTACTTTGAATACTTATATCATCATCAACAGTATTACTACTATCTTTGTTTGTAACGCATCAAAGATACGTTACTTTGATGGTACAAAGGTAGTAACTTTCCGAATAATAACAACAGCTATAATGTTAAAACAACATCCAACAACATCCAACATCATCTTTTTTAGTAATATTTAGATAATCAAGAGCTTAATCATTGCCATTTACACCTACATCAAGAACTGTATTTTCAGCACTATTATCACTATGCCTATCAATGGCAATAAAACCCAATGTACGAACACAAAAAAGCCCGTCTACTTGACGGGCTAGAATTAGTTAAGAGTAAATTATAAAGTAGACTCAGAGAAATCCAGTTCATAAACGACATTTCCATTCTCATCTTTACTGAATACTCCTACGCATATCAATTCAGGGAAACCTGATTCCGCAGCCCAGAAAGGAACGGATATTGCATCTTCTTCGGCAAGTTCGATAGTTTTCGCTAGCTTTTCGGCTTCTTTCTTGCATATTTTCTCTAATGTTTCCATACTGTCCGTAGTTTTTCCACAGCGGACTACAATTTCATTTTGAGGGTTTGATGTTTTCATATATCACAATTTAATAAATGAGTTAGTTGAATAATCAATGATAAATCCATCAGAAATTCCATAGTAAGCTTCTCTTTCCGAATCTAAAAAGAATTGCAGCATCTTCCCACCAAAAGAGTGCCTCTTATAAAAAGCTCTAATTTGCTCTTCGTTTAGAAGCTTTTCCGTTTGTATTTTAACTCCATTACTTTGCCTATCAATCACATAACATCCAATACCTTCTATAGCACATAAATACTCTTTGTTATCTTTCTTAATTTCTGCGATAGGTACGGTGTTAACTGATTTTATGACCATTCCTGTAACATATATACTTGATAAACGGTAGGGCTTGTCTTTAAAAGAATCAAAAATAATTTTCAATCCTATAACTCCATTGGCTCCTGATGATTTTATCTTTTTTATCATATCGGTAAAACAATCACCTATAGACGGCTCTTTATAAGTCGTATTTACATATCCGCCTTCCGATTTAGATACTAAACTACCCATTGGTGTATAATCAAAATTAACCGTAGGGGCTTCCGTTACAAATATGCCATTTTTGGTAAAATCAGAATAATCAAGAATGTAGGTAGATGAGTAAGGTTTGGGCAATGATCCACAAGAGGCAAAGAGAAAGGCAACCACCATAAAAGGGAAAATGATGATATATTTTTTCATGATTTCCATAATAAATAATCTAATTAAAATTTTAATGATGCAGTAATTTCATTTGGTTTAGCCTGTAGTATAAGAGTATTCCCGGCTTTCCATTTAAAATGGATTGAACAAACCTCACACATTATGCCCGCAGCAGCGGCAGCATAACCAAGAAATCGCCATACATCTCTATTCCCATAATCTATCACTTCTCCGTTTTTATCTAACCGAGCATTACATTTTGAGCCCGCCAAAAAGAATACGCCAGACAAAGCAGCACATCCTAATGCACTATATTGGAAAATAGATGAACGTTTTAAATAATATCCCGATCTAACAATATTGTTATTAGCTATTATTTTTTCTAGGTCCATATCCAAAGAATCCCGAATTGAAATGCAAGTATTCGTTTTCTCTTGCAACGGTTGGGAAGCAGGGTGTTCAAAGTTTTGCGCATAGAGACACGCATTCCATAGAAAAAGAAACAACATTAAAGATATATTTCTCATTTTGTGCGTTTTATGTTATACAATGCAACAAATTAAGGCATAAGCACGCAGAAATGCAAATATTCCTTTACTTTTCTTTAATTTCAGCCACTATTTTTTCTAATTCAGCTATTGTATTAGCTTTATAGAAGTTTCCTTTGTGATTAATTAGGGCGGTAAGTTCTTCCTCTTTTATTTGATGTGTACTCAAATTTGAAACTTCATCACGGAAGAAATCAACTATATCACAATCTATAGCATCTGCTATTTCTTTCAGCTTTTTATAGGTTGGATTTCCTTGTAAAGTTAGAGTAAGAGTAACCCTGTTAACCCCCATCTTTTTTGCTACATCTTGTATTGTGTAGCCTTTTTCTTTAATAATGCTTTTTATATCCATATTAAAAGTATATTATAATAAACGCCACAAATATAAAACAAGAAAATCAATAATACAACAAAAGTAGCTATTTACTGCATCAAAATATTTAATCGTTAATAACTATGTAACTATATACTACAACATATACACATATGCAAAAGTTTATTAAATAGCTACATTTTACATCTGTAAAGTTTGTTTTTGTTATTATAAACCCCTACATTTGTAGTGTCAAAAAGGAAATAAAGTAATAACAACTAAAAAATAAAGATTATGAAACGGTATTTTGTAAACGGTAAAGAAATCAGCGAACAAGAAGCAAAGGCAATCGAAGCAAAGAACCAAGAATATATGAATAGTAACGACTTATCCCTTTGGGCTAAATGTGAGTTTATTACAGTAATCAATAAGTAAATTAACCAGCAGGGCGAAAAGCCCTGCACAACAATATAGAATATGAAACGAGAATTAGAGAGAACATTATCAGTAATTGCCGGAATAGCTATTGAAGTAACAGTTTTAAAGAAATCAGCTACATTTTCTTTCGATGGAAGAAATGATAACGCAGTATCTAAGATAAAGAATTTCTTTGCAGGCAAAAAGGAACTAGAAGTAGACTATGACGAAGAATGCGACTTTACTTGTATTTACATGAATCTATAATTAAACTGGAAGGGCGAAGGCTCTGCCAACCATTAAAACATACGGATATGCCAGAAATTACAATCATCATTTTAAGCCTGTTTTCCGGATATAAGATGTTCGGTGACGAAAACGACAGGTTTTTCATGTGCTAACCTATTATTAACAATGTGAGCAGACGTTCGTAGCATCTGCCCACTGTAAACAACTCAATTATATGAATACACCAGTAGTTTACGACTACAAAGGTAGTCAAATTTCTTTTATGAGTGGCGAAAATACAATGATTAACGCCACACAAATGGCAAAGCCATTCAATAAACGTACAAATGATTGGCTTTCGTTGAAACAAACTAATGAGCTAATTATTTCATTATCAGCCAAAACGGGAATTCCCGCAACGGGATTAGTTATTGTAAATCAGGGTGGTAACAATCAAGGAACCTGGTTATATGAAGATTTAGCACTAATTTTTGCTCAATGGCTGTCTCCAGATTTTTATTTATGGTGCAATGACCGTATCAAAGAACTCTTAAAGACCGGAGTAACGACCGTCAGCAACGACGATGAAGCAATAGCCTACGCCATGCAAGTACTAAGCAAACGCCTGGAACAAGCCAAAGCGGAGAAAGCAATGTTGGAACAGCAAAACGCCTGCCTTACAAATGAAATCAAGCAGGCAGCCCCGAAAGTGCAATACGTAGATAATGTGCTTCAATCAGTCAACACCTACACATCTACCCAGATGGCGAAAGAACTGTCATTGAGAACAGCCGAGCAGCTTCACAAGTCCCTAAAAGAAAAGGGAGTCATGTTTTATCAGTCCGGTCAATGGATGCTGACAGCTAGATATAGTGAAAACGGGTACACGAAAACAAGAACAAGTCAGTTCACTCGATCGGACGGAAGCATAGGAACCAATACGATAACCGTATGGACTGAATTAGGGAGGGCTTTCCTTCATAAGATATTTAATAACGAAAGAGCAGCATAACACACACTAAACACACATTTACATCGAAAAATCAAACGAATCACACGAATTACACCATAAAAAGAATATCACTATGGACTTATACGAAATTTTATTGCAAAGGCTTGTATTACTGACTGATGAATACTTGCAGTTAAAGGAAAGAGTTAAGGAGTTGGAGAACGAGACAAGAATAAAGAACTCAACCGCTCCGAGAATAATAAAGATGAAAATAGAAAAGTACAAGTAGCATTTCCGACGACCAAATCAGGCGTCATCTCTTGTTAAGGAGGTGGGAAAGGGTAGCTTTAGGGCTGCCCTTTCTTTACTGCATTCACACCAACAGATTGATGATACCCTGTCTGCCAATTCCGGTAATCTTTCTATGGTAGATAATATGACCATTATCAGCGACTTCTTGCTTTATATCAAACCAGCCAAGAGTAGCATATTTAGTATATGGAACCCATGTCTGATTAACTTTGTATTGCACACCAAGTTCTTTTAAACGGTTATTAAGTTCAATTGCCGATTTAAGCCCCAATTCTTTGGCAACTTCTGTACATGTATAGGTTTTATTGACATGAGTAAGAACGGCTACCTGTTTCTCTGCTTCAATGCGTGCCGATCGTTCTTCTTTTAGCTTAGTGAGAAGCTCGATTCCGAAATCCGGGTTATTTAAGATTTGGTCTATAACATTATCAGTAGCGTATATGCCATGCTTGCGGATAGAAGGTAATACTTCGTGTATAATCCATCTTTTATAAGGTCTAACCTTATTACTACTGCTTAGTAAAAGCGTATCATACAGCCCTGATTCATTCACAAATGTAGCCATTGAATTACCCACAATCTCCATATTCGGGTTTAGGTCGTGTAAATCAATCATTTGCACATCTTCCTTTTCTAATCTTGATTTAATTGATGAAGGATTTGTCAATTCAACTACCTTACATATATCTGCCAAGCAGAATAATGGTTCTTCACTTGTTCCGGCTACACGCACTTCACCGAAAGCTTCATTTTTGAAAATCTGAATATCATTCATACAATTTTCGTAGTGTGCCCTTTCACACACAGGAATATAAAAAAACAGCACCGAACGCTTGAGGATCTTTCGGCACTGTTTATATATTCCCAACTCTATGGAAATACTTAATATCTTATATGCGCTTCCCCAAGCTGTATCGCACTACAAATATAGCAAATTTTTATTATTTGGCAAACAATTATTTTATTTTTTTTCTCAACAGCATTTTATTGTTCTATTTTTCCTATACTTTTTGTATGGTCCCCGCAATTTTTCTAACAACGCATCCTAAATATTGTTCTATTATTCGTATTACGGATATATATATTCGACGAAAACACCTTTGTAACCTTCCCCCTCTTTTACATACCAAATACTGCCATCATCCTTAGAATAAAGGACAAACACCGATTTCTCCATTTTTGCCGCTTTCCTTGCGATTTCCCGCATTTTCTCTATAGAAGCAAGCCGTTTATTACCTTGACACCAGCAACTCATAATACTCCAAATTTTGAAAAGTATTTTTTTAGAGCCGGGTTAAGTACATATTCGAGGAAGTATTCACGGGACTTCCCTCCTACTCCCAATATGGCACTCCCATACTTTCTTTCTATATCCGGTCCTATGTCGCTTCCTCTCGTTTCTATCTTCAATCCCTTTGAGGACGAAGAGACACGTATAGAATCATAGAATTCGCCTGTTATAATGAGGTTGGGAGTGTAAATATCCCTAGCCGGATAACCTTGGAAAGAGGGGGTAGGTTTTGTTATCCTCTTCTTCATCTTAGCGTACCCCTTTGCATTGTTCTTCCACTTCCCGGCTTCATCAGTAGCAAACCAAGGGTCATTCAAGTAAGTCGGTCGTAATGGCTTATCATTCCCATTTACACCTGAATACAACTGCTCTGTCACAAATTCCCTAACAAGAGATTTGTTTGACTCCATGGTATTTTGAATCTCTCCTTCAAACCCATTAACAAAAGCTGTCACATTATCCAATGCTTCTTTTATTGTAGCCATACGCAAACATATAAGAGAAAAGGGAAGGCAAATGCCCTCCCCCTTCCTGAAAACAAACCACTTTAAATAGTATCCTCTAAAGGAGATCTGACACCTACTATCTTATCATAGATATCAGAGAGGATATTTTCTCTTTCAAGCTCTGAACGGTCAAGGAAAAAGGTTGCCTTGTGCTTATTCACAAAATCCTTTTTCTTCATTTTCCGGACTTCTTCATCAACGAAATTGATACCTTCTACTTTCATGACGGCCACTGTTCTATTCCGGCCACTCCATTTTCTTGAAGTACGGCCGGAGATTTAAGAGACGGAGTACCGGTAGCAGTGATCACCAAGTTACCGTTTTCATACTTGACAGCCGTCACCTGACCATCAAAACAAGTTGTTGCACCTTCCGACAAAGCAGAACCAAAGAAAGAGGTTACATCCAATCCTCCGAAATGCTCTTTCAATTTATAATTATTCTCCCCGGAATCAAGCTTTACAAGCTCAACATATACAAGCCCTTTCAAAGCTTCCACCACATCAAACTTATATACCTTATAATCGGCATTCTTTACGTATTTCTCGTAGTCCTTAAACATCGTCCCGATAGTTAGGTTCGCTTCCGTACCGGATGAATCCCAATCCTGCCCTCCCGGATATACGCCAGATAAAGGAATACCGGCCAAGACTCCGGTTCCGTCATTCATACCATAGACCACGTTGTTTTCATCCACAAAATACGCATCGAATGCAACTCCTTTAGCAGCCATGATATTGGCTTTCAGACTCGCGTCGTATTCATCGACGGTCCATACATCATCCTTAGCCGAGTAAGATGTTATCTTATTCGGTCCATAACCAACCGCACTCTTATTCGCCTCGCCACCGGACGGAGCATATTCCACGATTGTCTTGATAGGGAATATACGGGCAGGACGATCGGCATGACAAGCTTTCTCAATCAATTCAGCCGTAGCATTTTCCGGCAGCTTATATCCATGCATAGTTAAAATAATAGCCTTCACCTTTCCGGGATCAAGCAGGCATTTTGATGAACCGGTATTAAACTGAGCCATACCGGCACATTCTCTAAATTCTATCGCCATAACATTTTATATTTTTTATTTTTATATTTAAATTCTTAATCTCAATAGCATCTATGAAGTCCCTAAATGGTTTTCCATCAGCTTCCACCCCTTTTCGTCCGTAGCGGTAGTTTTCCGTGTATGAATGAGGGACTATGCCGTTATAATCATTCACAAGATCAGAAGATGCAAGTATGCTCTTGATAAAAGCGTCATAAATCGGTCGGAGAATTTTGGCAAATGATACTCTCTCTCTTTCTTCATTGAGATACTCTTTCCTTGTATCGACCATAATAAGAAATTCAAGGGCAACATCAGGATTTCTTGAAGTACGATTCTCAATATACGGAGAATACAAACATATGATCGGGAACTTCAATTTACTTGCTTTCGGAGATTCACTCCATTCTGTAAGCTGGCCCGCAATATACTCCCAATCCCCGAACATATAAGACACGTTCTTACCGTATATTTTTGCCGTATTAGCTACTATTTCCCTGAATATGTCATTAACCGATTTCATTAATACATTCAATCATAGTGGTATTGAAGTTAAAACCAGCATACTCCTTATCCGACTTGAGAAAGTCATACAAATCTTCATTCATACATACCATGTCATTCCATGCAGAAACCAAGAGGACGTTAGGATTTGCCTTTTTATCATCGGATGCATATACTGTACCAACCGTAGTCTGTTTAATTCCACAGCGTCTCACATAGTGAAAATACACATAGTTAGCAACAGGGCTGTATCCTCTGACTGAAAGTTTTTCTTTGAGAGATTCCCATTTACCGACATCATCTTTGCCGGATGAAAGATATTCAATGAATTCACGACTCATACTTTTTCCCAAGACCATTCGGAGGTACTTTTTCTCGTATAAGTCAATATACGATTGAAGATTATCCCTTTCCGCCTTTCTTGTGATTGAATCATCGTCTATATCCCAGATAATACCGAGACTTAGCACTCCCGTAAAGTATGAGCCGTCAATAATCATCGTTTATTCTCCTTTCTTCTTATCTTTTTTCAAAAGGTCGGAGCATCCTACGGTGGCGGCCGCAGAAGTAATTTCAGAAGTTTCCGAAACTATTCCCATCTTTACCCATTTCATTGCAATCGGAAGAGAAACATGAGTTTCATCCCCTGCTTTAAATGCACCGAAATCCTTTTGGAACGTAACCTTGTACACTTCCGACAAGTCCATATTATAGGACTTGTCGCTTTTTGCTGTATTAATATTACTTCTTTTCATATTTTACCTTTTAACGTTAAGCACTTTTGGTTATAGCAGTAATCACATTGGCAAATGTATCAGCTACAAATGCCGTCTTGTACTGTGACTTGATATAAGCAAGCATTCTCTTTTCTCCCAAGATAGTAACCAAGTTCTTAGTAAAGTCGTCATTCTCCCAGCCTATACTCATAGAAAGAATAACATAATCCCGAATAAACAGATAACGGTAGTCTCCCATCTGGAAAGAACCGAGCTCTGCATTCGGATTTTGGATTACACGGAGTCCGGTAATCAATTCATCCCCAATCTTGAACGGGCGGATATAATCACCATTGTCGTTCTTTGTGAGCTGCATATTTGCGTAATCTACCGGATTCATCCGAATGGCATTCGGAGAGTAGGCCATGTTGCTTACGCTTACAATCTGTGTATAGGCAGCAACGATCGCATCATACATATTGGGGGATCTAGACACTTCAATGCCGGTAAGAGAAAATGCCGGAATAGAATCTCCCACTCCTTTTATCTGACCACCGGTTCCGGTACCATTGAAAATGCCATCTTCCTCCTTCAAACCGATCTTATTGATAATCTCAGCCTCAATCTCTTTTTCCAATTGTGGAATATCTTGTAAAACTTCGGTTGTAACCTTGGCTGTCAAAGCTACCTTTCCGGCAGAAACGGTAACAGTCTCCACGGATGCTGTCATTGAAGGTTTTAAACCTCCTTCGGGAACCCATGCAGCATCACCGGTAGCATCTTTTAATTCAGCATATACTACGGACGGAGTAGAAATACTTGCTACATTAGCCACGTCACGGATAGATGCACGTTTACGAGGAGCTACACTGATTTGATCGTCAATTGTAATTCCACCGGCTACAGAGCCTCCTCCTGTAGTCATTACAGGAGCGGCGGCTGCTTTCACCACGACATCAAATTTGATACCTCCTTTTTTCTTGAGAGCCTCAACATCGATCGTCTTGATGCCATTAGCTTCAACAACAAATCCCTTGCAGGCGTCTGCAATCTGTTCTCCAAGAGACTTAAATCTGATATCCCCCCCTTTTGTCTTCTCAGTTGCTGCTTTGATCCGAACGATTGTCTCTTCAAATGATTTCAAGCGTTCATTGATAGATTCACTATCTGCGAATCCTTTGATCTCTTTTTTCAGCTCTTCGATAGATTTTGTTGCATTATCAATTGATTCTTTCATTGATTTAGAATCAATCTCATCATTCATAAACTGGGCGAAAAGTGCCTCCATGTAGCCATCCAGCCCTTTGGAAAACACTTCAAAAACTTTAGATTCGTCTTCGGATAATCCTTTGGTATCAAGGAAATCCTTAAACTCAACCTTTTTTACTTCTTTTCCCATACTACTTTAATTTTAAATTTTTGAACATTGATTTTACCTTATTGCCATGCATGTCGGCTCCATCTCCTTCAGGTGCAGATTCTTTCCGACTCTCCGGCCTGAATGACGCAAGTGACATTGCTTTTGATATAATTCTCTGTATCTTTTGTTGTTTGGATGCGGGCATTCCTGAACACACTTCGGATATTTCGGCATTTAATTCTTCATAAGCTTTTTCGGCATCCTCTATGGATTTTAGTCCCAAATATTCAGTTTCTCCATTACAACCGATAGAGACTACTGATATTTCATACAACTTTACTTCTTTCACAATAAAAGCGTCTTTTTCCGCATCATATTCGCAATTCTCCCACACATACTGATATCCGATCGAGAACTGGTTTAAAGTTCCGGATTCAAGCTGTTTTATTGCCTGCTCACCTCTTGGCACTTCGTCTATTACAGCTTCAAAATAAAGCCCTTTTTCATCTTCGTTTAATACTGTAATCCGTCCTATAGGTTCATTCATGTTATGCATCCACAACATGATTATCTTGTCATTTGCTGAACTTTCCGGACCTCTATCTTGAATACTTTTTGAAAAACAGCCTTTAACCAATATGTCTCCGGCTTTGTCTTTATTGCCAAAGACCGCAGCGTAACCGCTAATAGTCCGGCTTTCATTGTCGTAATTTATCTCTTTAGCATAAATGGAAAATGTCTTATATTGCATTCCCATTCTTCCATTATATTTATTAGTCTTGTCCATTTTCAAAAGAGTTATTAGTTTTTAATTCACCTTTGGGATTGTCCGGATCAATGTCGATAAACTTAGCCAGCTCATTCCTGGATTCATCAAGAGTTATTTGCCCCTTTTCAACTAATTGAATTAAAGAGGAAGCCATTTTCTGAAATGCAGAAGAAGATGCTGATTTGTCTTTCTGAAGGCAATCAATATGAGTATAGTCTAACTTTATAAAAACGCCTTTCGGACAAATAGCCTCTGTCAAAGCTTCCGCCACTTTCTCCGAATCAGGAATAATAAGACCTTGGTAAGCTGATTTTTCCGCTATGCTTTTGTTGTCATATTTAGACTCATCAAATAAACTATAGTCAATACCTATTGCATTACATATCTTTCTGCTGCACCGTTCATCCTCTTCGTGAAGTTTAAGCTGGGACGCATCATAATTCAAAGGAATCCAACCAAGCTTTATTTTTGATGTCAGGATAGGAAATTTATTGAGAATACCATATTTTTCTTTTAGTTTAGACTCCAAAATTTCTTTCTCTTCTGGAGTCATAGCTCCATTTCCCATTTTATCTGTATAATCGGAATATATTATACCCTTGGGGCCACCGTTTACAATTAATTGATAGCTAGCTGTCATTGCTGCTATCCAATTATTGATCGGCATAGAGAGCGAATCAGTAACAGACGAAAAATCAATATCTTGATTGGCTCCATTTATGTTAGCAGAACTATCATAGATTACAAAATAGTCTTCTTCAGATAATTCTTCCTGCAATCCGTTCCATTCAAGATAAACTTTAGAAACAATATCTTCTATATCATATTGACGAAACAGTTTGCCGGACGAAACCATGTGAAAAATTTGCGCAGGAATAACATACATTGCAAGTGGCAATGATTTTCTGGACGACCTTACAGTAAAAATAGGGCAATATCCAAAAAGTTTCAAGGACATCTCGATCTCTTTGAAGAATCCTACTCTCGTCTGAAGTGGATTAGGACGTGACAGCAATTCCCTGATATCGCTATATCCCTCTTTTTCATTCCCATCCTTGTCTGTGACATATATTCTCCCATTAGCGAAGAGAGAACCGACTTTATTTATAACAGTAGAGAACGGAGTACATACAAGAAGAGAATCAGCTTTATCTTTATCCAAAGTTAGATTATAGTCATTTTTGATTTTACCTGATGGAGAGAAGAAATTGGTAAGATACCAAAAATTTCCTTTAGAATCTTTTTCGATAGTTTTTACTGCCTCCCTCATGGAAGGAGCAGATATATTAATCTTTTTTTGAAACCAATTTCCTAATTTAGACATAAAAAGAATGATTATCTGATTTGAGATAACCATTCCCTACGAAATGAAGTGGTCTTTACGGACATATATGCTAACGAAAGAGCCGATAGCATAAAAAAGTATAGGTTCCGTGCATCTTCACACGAAGGGATTGGTATCCTCACCGCAAATATAGAAATAATTTCTATTTAGTCCAAATAAAAATAGATAATTATTATTCGTAATTATATCATTTTTAAAGATTTTACACGAGCGCACACACAAGATAGCACATACATGCCTTCAAAGCTATTAATCCCATCATAATCAGATATGTTAGCGATTAAGGCAGAAAATGAATCGTCGGATTCTGGGAAGTAGATTGTTTTAATAATCGATTTATATGATTCAATCATAGTTTTCTTGTCTGTTGCTTCTTCTCTTACCCACAAATTATGATTAACATTCCTTCTGTAATCATCCGCATAATGCTTCATTTCAACAGGTATTTCCATCTGTACATTCCCTTTAATATTATTAAGACGATCAACCGGAAGTAAAGAGTCAGAAAAGGAACAATCAAGCATAAACACTTTCCCACCAACGACGCAAAAAGAAACTAATACAAATAATCCGTTTATATTTGGGTGTATTTCAACAAATACCTGATTATTTGCCCCTATTTCCTCTTTCTTGTAGTATAAGACATCTATCTCGCCTCTCATTTCCACCGTTCCTGTAAGAGCGTCGCAGGCATCATCGTGAGCATTTTTCCCTCTCTTCCTATATGTTTTCAGTTGAGATGCAAACTCCGACCATCTTCTTTCCCAATCAGCAGGGAAATAAGTAAGATTCATCACTTCGGAAGACCTGGTAAAGATGCGAACCTCTTTGTTTTTAGACTGATGAAACCAGCTTACTTGAGTTTTGGGATTGCCAATCATCCGCATCTGCTTCTCTACATTTCTGGCAAATCCCCTTCCCCCATTGTTACTTTCTATATTTGCCTTAGATATTTGGTCTTTAGTAAGCATCTTAGCAGTTTCCGGCTCGGTAAACTCCATCTCTTTTTGCGTAAAAAGGACATCAATAATGAAATTCCCAATCTCCGTATCTATGTAATCAATAGAGCACAAATAATCGCTTCCGGTATCGGCTGTATCTGTGTAGTTTTTCCTTATTGCTCTATTGGTTATCGGAATAGTCTCATAAGTCTTAAACTTTCCATACATCAAGCCCTCCATAGGCGTTGGATTCTGCATATATTGAGTTTCAAAAACATAGCTGTTCACCCTTTGCATCCTATGTAACTCTTCGAGATTGTGTTTAAACTCCCATAAAGCCTTCTCCTTACCATCCTCATATACTATTGCCGGAAGAGATAAGATACTCCATTCTCCTGGCTCTGTTTCCATCAAATACCCACAAAGATCATGCTCGTGCAGTCTTTGCATGATGATTATTATAGGAGTATTTCGTGAATTAACACGATTTCTTATAGTTGTTTCAAATCTCTGGTTAACCTTTTCTCTGGGAATGTCAGATATTGCATCTTCAGGCTTAACTGGATCATCAATAATCAATGCACCTGCAAATTTAGACGACGGTTTGAACTCTTCCAATTCTTTGGATATATCGTTTTCCTCATCGACAGCACCAGCCCCAAAACCTGTCACCTGCCCTCCGGCAGCCGTTGCGTACATTCCTCCTCCTTCTGTTGTGTACCACTTCTTTTTTGCATCACTCGTTTTCTTTATGTCTACATAAGGGAACACACGCTTATACTCTTCCGACTTAACTATATCCCTTACCTCTTCTGAATTATCATTAGCCAGATCATCCGAATAAGATAGATGAAGGAATTTTGCAGATGGATTGATTGCAAGGCCATAAGATATGAAGTTCTTAACTACTAATTCTGTCTTGGAATATCTTGGAGCTATGTTTATAATCAGCTTCTTTATCTTTCCGTCAATCACATCATCAAGAGCTTGGCATATCTTTATATGATGGCCGTTTACAACAAATTTACGACCGAATCTTGCTTTAAAGAAGTATCTCGTATAGTTTAACGTCCCTGATAAGCAAAACGCCCGTATGTAATCATATCCTTCCCCTGTCATAAGTCCTCAATTATTCGTTTCGCTTCCTCTTTAGTCATAGGAGATGCAATGTTTATATTCATATCTTGAGGAGAATCAAAACCAAGCATTTTACATATCCTTTGGATAGTCCATGTACGCCCATTCAGTTTTATTTCAATCCCCTCTTTCCCCTGTTTAACGCTTTCGACTTGCATTGCCATTTCGTCAGTCCAGTCCTCACTATCTTTGAAAGTAACATTGCCGTTTTTTATGGTAAGGAAATTACGTATATCAGCATACATAAAGCTTCTTAGCATCTTCAATACTTCTTCTTTTGTAATGTCTGATTTCTTCTTTAGTTCTTCTTGAAGCTCTTTTACCCTTGTCAAAACCTTGTTATTTTTTAGCAGTACTGATGCCCTTTCCCATACAGTTTTATCGGTCCAATTATTACTACTTGAATACGCACGACGATAAGCCTCGGATGCGTTCCCGCACTCAATATAGTAATTACAAAAATTTTCCTGCTTTATTGATAATCTCATGTCTTTTCGCCAGATTAGCTACATGCCACTTGACATGTAGCACAAAGTTAATAATTTCCTGTTTACTATTTTACATTTCCGCCCCACATTTTCGCATTATACAGGGAATATGCCCACAACTTTATCTCCCAGTCTTTTTCTAAGATTTCCTCTTTCATTGCAGCATCAAAGCATTCTGCCAATAGGCTGTTGTCTATTTCTTGTTTCATAATTTGATTTACATTAAAAAAACTTCCCCAAACATCAAAAAAAAGACATTTGGGGAATTAGTTTAATTTAGCTTGCACTATCCATCACACTTTGTTCAATCAAAGGAAGTATATCAACCGCCTTTAACTTTTCATAGAGGAATATTCTCCCTCGTTGCGTCCATTCGGTATTTAGTACAGTGTCCGGACGACCATCCTTATGAGTTATATTTACCGTCTTGCTATGAACATATCCTTTTGATACATGAGGAGCATACAATATCCATTGCCCGTTTACTTTATGTTGAATCTTTAAATCAAATAACACCTTGTTGAAAGCCTTGGCAGACATTCCATAGTCCTGAGCTATCTGCGTTGTTGTTACTGTTCCTTTACTAGATAGGATAACCTCAAGATAATCGGTTTTCTTCTTCATCTCGATAATCTCTGTGCTCATACAAGATATCTGCTTTTGCTGTTCCTCTATTTGAAGTTGTTGCTGTGCGGCCAACATTAGAGCAGCGCTGAAAGATGAAGGAACTTGATATACAGAATCAGCTTTACCTGTTTCAAGATCTGACCAACGTACTACCAATTTAGCACGGGTTTCATCATTAAATTTGGACGCTATATACATACACTCCTGATATCCAAGTTCGTAACAAGGAGTTTCCTTGAACCCGCCATTGGGCATTTCAACATTTTTTGATGTCAGCGCAAAATTGCGCCCACATACCTTTAACCACGCTGGCTCCATCTCACGAATGGAACGCATAACATCTTTGTGATTTCTCCCTGCGAGTTCTGCTATTTCAAGAGAACTCATAGTCTTTTTATTACTTAGTATTAAATTGTTCATAGTTTTATGTTTTAAATGTTAGATAATAGGTATTCTAAACAATCCTTGTGCGGATCGTCTGAATGATAATTGTTACAGAACTCTGCAAACTCGTTGAGAAGATTGTGGGACAATATAAAGAAGTAAGCCTTATTCTTGGCATTCTTCTCTATTTCAAATTTACGATAAGATACACGCTTTCGTGGTGCGGACGTAGATGTAGGATTTACTGTGCTTCGATCCTGCTCTAATTTCATTTCCTTGGTCATTGTTGATGAAATTTGAGTATATAAAAAGAGCTGCTCGCTCCCTATTTCCGACCAAGGAAACTACAATCCATAACGAAGAGTAGCCAACAAGGGTAACGAACAGCTTATATCTTTGTGGATATAACACAGTCGAATGGATATAATAAATCCACTCTTCGAAATGTTTATGTACGTTCCCTTGGTCTGTGAAACACCGCAAAGATAACTCAAATTCCCAAAATGACAAACAATTTATAGGTTCATAATCATTTTAAAGGATTAATCATTTATTCTCTGTCTTTCATTTTATTTTTAAGATTATCGAATTCAATCTCAATACACTTGCTCACTTTGTCCGCTTCCTCGTAGCATTCAATTGCTACTGTATTTTTCTTATCATAATTACTCATACGGGCACATTTACCGTCACATGACATATTTATATGCACATTGTTGGCAACTCCAGTAATAATTGATTTTTTATAGCATTGGCTGCTGTATGGGCTGTAATGCTTACATAGTTGCCTGTATTCTTCTCGGTTCATAACTTCACTTGTTGGCATGACTATTCCTCCTTGATTAATTCCGGGTGATCGTAGATGTTACCAATAATTTCCATTCTTGCAGTATCGTAACCACCAAGAATATCCACCATATCATTTTGAGGCTCTTTCATTTCCGCTATGAAGCAAGCATTATCTTCCGAATACCAAACTTCAACCGTAATATCAAAACCTTTTATAATATCCCCTTCGAAGATTTCCTTGCCGTTCTTGTCGAATAATCCGGTGAACTGGCCTACGGTGTCTTCTTTAATACCAATACCATTGATTTGTACTGGAGAAATTGTTTTTGGGCTATTAGTTCTATGAACTAAATCACCATAAATCCATTCGTCATTTAAGACTGACTTTCCTCTAAATTTTATTTCACGATTCATTTTATTCCTCCTTTCCTCTAAAGTGTTCGATTAGCTCTTCTACGGTAGCCTTGTGCCATCTTTCAAACAAGATCTCTGGCTTATCAGAATAATGCATGCCTACTTTTAGAAAACGACACTGGAACCATTTATTTCCATCCGTAAACCATTGGTGTATATCAATATCATCCATCAATGCCGCTAAAGCAAGGAAAAGATCCTCGTTGGTTCCGCAATCAATAAATTTTCCACACAAACGGCTATGTTTATCAAAAGGAATATCAAAAGCGTTCGCAATTACATAGTGGGGAGTATCAAATCCCTTTTCTTCTGAATATTGATAAGCCCATATTATATTGCAATCATCCGTCCATTTAGGAGAGTTTTTGATATATCCCAACTCCTCCAACTTCTTCCGAAGTTCCGGTGTATTTTTGCGTATAAAGCACGGTGTTGTAAATCCCATAGTTATTTCCTCCTTCTGTGAGTTTTCTTGTTTTTATTCTTCTTTCTACGCTTGGCAATAGCTTTGCGGTTATTCCCTTCTTTAGTAGATGAACCTTTCCAAGCATAACGTCCTGTTCCTAAAGCTTCATCCTTTGGTATCACATGATACACGCCATTCTCATCATAATAGTTTCCCATCGCTTAACCTCCCGTCATATTTTTTGTTAAACACTGAATCCGCTTGCTGAAATTGTTTCGTAAAGCGATTCTCTTTATTATCCGGTAGTACATCTGGCTGAGGTGAATCCTTCGCTGGATGATTCTCAACTGAATTTCTAGGTGATGCGCATCCCGCTATGAGAGCGAAAAGTGCGCAGATTATTAGTATCTTCTTCATATCTTTATTGTTATACGTTTTCCAATTCTTTGATAAAAGATTTTCTAAAGTCACAATCTTGGCACGCACATAACTTACCACAATCAGAGCAAACTTTATCAAATGCCCTTACAGCTTTCTTAGTCAAATCATTTTCAGCCATTCGAACCGCCTGATGAGCTACGGTAGAATTAATCATTTTATTCCTGGCATTATACTCTACTTCCATTGTCTTTACAAAATTTCTTGCTTCTTGTGATTTCATATTTAGTTCCTTTCTAATCAGTTATACGTTAAACTCAATTTTCTGTTGCAGTACTTCGTCTGCATAATATTGGTCAAAATTTTTATCGCTTATCCACCAATTAAAACCAAACTCTGCATCGGTAAAGTTGTGGTTGATATATCCGGCATCAATCAACTTTTGTATGGTCTGAATCCATTTACGTTTCGCATGAGGGAAGCGCTGACAATCTTTTAACTTATTCTTATAGTTAGACATTGGGCAGAGAATACATCCGATGCGCTTATAGCCTTCATCATACAACGAGCAATGCTCTATTCTATTCCCATTCAAAAACTGCCATACGTCCCTATCAGTCCAGTGAATTATCGGAGAAACAAGTATTTTATCCTTTCCTCCCACGCAAGTAACCATCTTTTCTTTGTGTTCAGAGAATTGGTCGAAGTTGCCGCTAAATTTGTGACCGATTATTTCAATCTCTTCACGCTTAGAGCGCCGGGCACTTTCTGCTTTTCTAACGCCAATCAATGTAACCTTGCCAGCACCGGACATCTCTTTAAATTCAGCACAACACCAACGGATTGTTCTTGTAGGCAATAAGTGTTTTTTCAAAGCCATATCATAGATAGACATCTTTGGTTTAATCAGTTCCACATCCGGGTAGTTCCGTTTCACGAAACGAATCACATCCGGTGGGTCGATGCTCGTAAGGTTCATGTGAGCCTTAAACTTCACTCCTGCCATCTTCGCAATATGATAGAGTACCTGACTATCCTTGCCACCGGAGAACGCAAGATAAAAGCCATTCTCCGGGTCATAGTCAAGTGCCATTTGTTCACATTTGCGAAGCAAGGCAATAGAATATTCTATCTTAGATTGTAGGTTCATTTAATTCCTTTCTTTATTTGTTTTGAAGGTTATTTCCACCTTGTAACTGTTGAAAAGTCACAAGGTGAATTGAACTTATTAGTTAATATATACGCTGCCTTATAATCGTTTCTCAATGTATCACCATGAAATACTATTCCGGATATTCCTCTTATAGTCAAATTGAAAAGAAGAAAAGGCACTGTCTTGTCGGATAATTCACCGCATACTATCAAATGATCGTTAGGTTTGTAATCTAAGAAGCTGATACTGTTCCGGTGATTGTACCAATTTGAGATAAGCATTCCGCCCGTCCCGGCTGTGGGTTCATAGGTTATGCCCGTATCAGAACCTAATAGTTTAGAAACCAAAGTTGAAATACATTTAGGCGTAAAATCCTGCTTGTTATTCTTCCGATCGGCATGTTCATCTTCAAAGTATTCATGGAACCAGTCATAACTAACATCACATTTGAAATAGTCTAAAAAGTTTTTGAATACCTGTATGCGAGTAGATTCTTCGCCAAGTAAGATATTCATAATCCTATCAGGTGCCTGATAACTATCTGCTATTCCTAGCATCCTGTTTATGTCAGATAATAAATTTTTCATGGGCTAACTTTACTTCATCATTGGTTGATTGTGCATAAATCGTCGTTGTCTGAATACTTTCATGACCTAACATTCTCTGCACCTGTTCGATGGGCATACCACGCTTTAAAGCTGTAGTTGCCGCTGTTCTCCTGAATCGATGTGGATGTACATTGGATATACCGGCACGTTTACCAAGGTTTCTTAGCATTATTTCAACAGCTCCCTTTGATATCCGGGTGGGCTTATTCATATCTTTTATTTGCTGGCACATACCCTCATAATCAGACAGAAATAAAGCATCCAAATCATCCGTTCTTGAAGAAAGATATTCCTGTAAGGCTATCTTACAACGGGCAGACAAATAGACAGTCCGATACTTACGCCCTTTTCCGAGAACATCAATCTGCGCATTCTGCCAATCTACATCATTACGGTTCACGTTAACCATTTCGGAAACACGGCAACCGGTAGAAAACAAGAACTCGATTATCGCCTTATTTCTTTTAGTCTTTGCTAGGGACCTTAACTTTTCCATGTCATCTTCACTTAAAGGCTTCTTTAATTTCTTCACTTGTCTTACGCCCTTGATTCGAAGCATTGGATTCCGATCAATAATACCTTCTTCGGTACACCAAGTAAAGAAACTACTTAAAGTCCTGCGAATATTATTCAACGTATTATCACTGCATTTATTAATCTTTTTGTAGGCTAAATAGATGCGAACATCATCAGTTACGATTTCTTTAATATGTTTCCCTACCTGCAAAATAAACGCCCTTAAAATGACACGATAATAGTCCAATGAACTTTGGCATAATCCTTCAACAGCTTTAGCTATGAAGAATTTACTAATTATCTGCGAATCGGAATTATCATAGACTACTATGGAAGTTTCTTTAGGCATAATCTCATAATTCCTCAAGCAGAATGATATTGAATCAATTATTGTTGATATCTCATCGGTGGGAATCTTACCAAACAATGTATCACGTATTTCACTTAAAACAGACTCTTTCATATATTTATTAAATCAAGCCATTGATTATCACTTTCCAAAAACCATTGATAACCGCCTGCACTTTTTCTTTTACCAGAACAACAGCTACGAATATTGCGGCTACATACTCCTGTTTTTCGACCTGCATCATTAGAAGATGGATAAACAGCAAATAACTGTCCGTCTTTTATGGCAACTACTTGCTTTGAATTACTTCCTGCAATATTAGGATTACCTTTTCTGCCTAACTCCAATCCTCTAAGCATATTTTCCCTTTTAATTCCGGCTATATAGTCAGCCCACCTTTTCCCCTTGTTATGAGGGGTGTGTCCTTTTAAAAATCTGCCGTTTACCAAATTTCGGGTAGGGCGTTCTATGGGTATATATAATTCACTCATATTTATTCTGGGTTTTGAATTACTGTTTAAACTCCGGCAGAATACCGAGATATAAGTATCTATTATCATCGGTTCTGTGCACCGTTATATAAAACAATACATCACCTTCACTCTTAATCGCATCGCATCCTTGAACAAAGTCCCTTGAACAATATGCAGGAAAAATGATTTCCGCTATGTAGTTGTATAGCCTTTCGTCTATATAATCACCAGGAGATAGAAACTCATCCAAGTCTTTATCCTGCTTAGCCCATTGTTTAAAAGTCTTTTTCATTTCTTTATATTCTTTTTATTAGTTAAAATACTCACAACAAACAAATCCCTTTCGAGGGGTAAAGTCTTTAAACTCACAACTTCTAAAAATCCACTTCTTATCAGCCCATCCGGCTAAATCCTTTTGCCATTGAGGAATTATTTGGCGAGGATTATTTAAATCCCGATAAGGCTGACAATGCGGTAAGAACCGACCGCCTTTGTTCTTCCAATGATTGACACGCTCAAACGATTCTTTGAAGTCATCGAGCAGGATACAATAAAAGAAGTATTCGCCTTTGTACCCGTATTTATCAATCAAATCCGTAGCGCGTTCACATTCGGCAATCTGTCCCGGTGTATCACAACCAAACCTTATACGCTTTATCCACTTCACCTTTGCAAGCAACCGGGCTACATCATCCGTTACTAGCCGAGCGTCTAAGCCTTGATTGAAGTCTACACGTACTCCCATGGTGACAATCTTTTCAATCTGTTGCAAACCATAATCGGATGCAAGTATATTATTATCCATGAGAATTATATTTTTACGACCATTTACGGCTATTTCTTCAATATCCATATAAGGAGTAATTTTGCCTTCCTTATCGGGAACAATGCACCATTTGCACTTATTCGGACACCCACGAGTGAGAAAACCATAAGCTAAATTCTTATCAACATTATACAGATCGTAATCAGGAACCATTCTATCAATTTCCGGTAGAAGAACCTTTTTTATGTTATACCCTGTGCCGCCCCTCTCGATTTGATCGGCATTAAGATAATAGCCATAATCTGGTGTGAAAGAAAATATTTTTGCCGAATAAACTTTATCATAAAAGCACAAAGGGTTGTACCACTCTACATTATCACCTCTTGCTTTGTGATAGCTGCTAATCTTCATCAATGCGAGATTAGGATAATTGCTATCAACTGCTAATATTCCGATGTTCATTACTCTTTTGTTTTGAGGGTCATTTACTGACGATAGTGTCATACAATTCTTTAGCAGTCCAAAACCGGTAATCGTCTGATATATCCATTATACGCTTATCGCGTCCTTTACAAAGTTGGATTATCTTTCGGGCAAACTCTTTACGCTTCCTGCTTTTCCTTGCACGGTTCAAAAGCGTACGATAGGCAAGTATAAGCCAATAGTCACAGACATGCTCTTTTTCTTTCAAGCGTATATACTTAATTTTCATTGTAATCCATACTTTTGATTAAACATAGAGTCTGCTTCCTGAAACTGCTTCGTGAAGCGATTCTCTTTATATTTTCTCGGCGAAGCACATCCCACTATTAAAGCGAGAATAGCACATATTAAAAGTATTTTCTTCATTCCTATATGGTAAAGAATTAAACTTGTGGCATATGGACGCCATATAATTCACATAACCTATTGAATTGTTTTTTAAGGAAAGAGGATGTTTCAATAGCTCCTAATATTTCTTTTCTACTTGTATCTTTCCCCTCGATTAATACGATTGTTATGCTTCCACCTCTTTTGTCATCAGGACTTGCAGGAAAAGCAAGACACATATATTTCCCGTAATTGAAAAACTTGAATTGTCTCTTACCATCAAAAACCTTAAATGTGGTATCACAATCTAATCTGATTACTTCACGTTCTTCTTCATAACTAAATTCTCCGATAATAGCAGTAAAACTATGTCCAGGAATACCGCCTCCTTGAGTTCCAAAATATGCTACTCTTTTGCTCATATCTAAATTGTTATTAGTTAATTTTTATCCATCAAGTAGTCCGCCAATCGGTATACTACTAGGTAAAATAAGATGTTCACTCCTAGGAGAAGGAGGATGTTTAGGAGTATTCTCATATAATTCGAGGTTTAAAACTATCAATAGCTTCTTTATCACCATTAGCTGCACGTTTCTTAGCTTCTAAATACCAAGTATAGGGATTGTACCCTTTAGGGATAACATAACCAATTGGTAGTTCTCTCCTAATTAATGCTGCTTCATTAATCTTTCTCTTCTCACAGAAGTCAATCTCTTTATTTCTTTCTGGGATAAATTCCTTAAAGAAGGCACTCCCTATTCTTCTTGCATCAAATTGAGAGAATGAATTATCATATCTGCCTGACTTGTAACGAGAAAAGAAAAGCATTAATTCTGATAACTTATAAATGCGGACGGAAGAAACAAATGTTTGAGCAAAAATTCCAATTCCTCTAGCTATTCCTTCATCTTTACAAGAACTGGAACCAAATAAAGCTAGTACTTGGCCATGAATCCACATCTCCGCATTTCCTTCGCCATATACTTCATCATACTTTTGAATTGTAGGACAATCCGAATAATATGCTTTCTCTGGATTTTGAGCTACATATCCCCAATTTATAGGAGAGAAGACACGTTCAATATCAGAATGGTCTTTCCACTTTTCCAGCCATACCTTGTTCTTTTCGCTGACGCTCGGCAATGTATTGTTGCAGGGCATAGTCATTTGCCGCCTGCTTGCTAGTACTTGATTTCTGATTGTTTCCATACTTTTGTCTTAACCATTCTTGATAATCACGTTCTGTTCCGGTAAATACAACGCCAGTCCAATCCGATTCAATAGCTCGCTCAATCTGTCGGATGGCAAACTCTTCTTCAAACTTGGAAAGTTTATCCAATGAAAGTTGAAGGGCATAATTAAGTTTCTTCTTCCATTTCGGAGTTTTACGGAGTGCTTCCCATGCTGACATAAAAGCCATCGAAGTGAAAGGATAAACCAACGGAGTTTCATCCCCTTTTTCCTTTCGTGATTTCTTCTTTGGAGAGGGGGGAGCCTCACGCACGTGTGCGTGACTCTCTACGTTTATAGTTTTATTAATATCTATAATAGGTGTATTTCCAATATCATCTGTAGTATTTCCAGCTGAAAGTAAAGTTGATAATACAGGTGATAATATTTTTAAATCACTCTTGTCCGTATTCGCTTCTTCCGCATTTTCATTTATAATATCAACTGTACTTTCAACTGTATTATCACCTGTATTTATTCCAGTTGAAAGTAAAGGAGAAAACGAATAATAGCACCCAACTCGTTTATCTTTGCATGTTTGATAATAAATCAATTTGGCATTATTCAGAGATTGACGTGATTTTATCAGGGTCTTCTCTGTTATATTCAGATTAGAACATAATTGAAGATTTTTAATTTCAAATACATCTTTCCACCCCTTTTCATTACAAGTAGATACAAGCTCATGGTAAAGAGCTTGATCTATCGCTGTAAGATATGTATCAGAACGTATCTTCTTTAATTTAGAGGTTAATTGATAACTATTCATTATGATATAATTCTAACACATTAATAAGTTCTTCATGTATGTTTTTTATATTCTCTGCCATTTCGTAAAATTGGAGTTTTAAACAATCATATAATAAGCCATTAAGGGCATCAGGTATTAATTCTACAATTTTACTATATGAATCATTTAGCATACTATAATAATCGTCCATTATTGAATAAGTATCAGATTCAATAGGTAAAAATCTATCATTCATCCCCATTACATTATTCATTAATCTTTTCCAATAATCATCTATTGAATTATGAAAATGAAAATAATCCCACTCGTTTTCATTTAACCATAACTTTTGATAATCTGGAACTTTTATAAGTTTCTGCATAATCAATTAGGTTTATTAGAAGCTATTAATTCTTCAAAATATTTATTCTCTTTGTCAGAAACCAAAATGTCTCCATGTTCACCAAACAGACCAATGCCACAATCTATTACTCCCCAATCAACATCAGCACTATTTCCTTTCAAAATAGCTTCTGAATAATAAATAAGCCCATTATCATCGATGTGGTGCATACGATACATCGTGCCATCATTTTGTTTATATACCGCCCCTTTAATTATTCGTTTCATGTTTTTCTATTTTAGCAACTCTATGATAGCCTTTTTTTTTCAAACTCGTTAATGTAGATAAGTTCTTTAACCCATTCACCATTAACCTTTTTGGGTTGCAAGCGAAAATGACCTCGAACCTTAAAACCTTCATTTCTGCAAATAGTAGTAAACCACGTGCAATCAAGTATCTTTACATTAAAAGGTAGTATATTCCTAACGTCATCTTTTAATATATTACTTTTCTTTTTTTCACCACATTTGGATATTTCTATTTCAACTTTTGCATATTTTTTAAATATAAGACATGAAGTAAAAAAGGTTAGTAATATGGATAAATATGTTCCTATGCTATTGAAGTTTACAACAGGATTATCTTTTGAAAACTCATACTCAACATTAGCTATTACCTCTTTTTCATTAACAATATATAGGTTAGAAGCTACCTGGTTTGAGGTATATATAAGTGTAATTCCCCCTATAACAAGTGCGCCACATTCTCTATTTTTTTTAAAAAAAGAGAGCCTATCTATTTTTCGAAAACAACTCTCATTTTTTTGCATCGCATCCACAAAAGACCAAGAAACAATCTCTATATTTCCTATAGCCTTTCGAACTAAATATGGAATAATTCTTTCCGCTTTTTTCTTTTTATTAATATCTTTGGGAATCAATTTTTTGAAAAATGAAATAACGCTTTTGTTATTTTCAAATATCTTCAATGAGGGATATTTATTATAATCTACAACCATTTATTATACAATTATTATAAACGAAAATATCTATTTGCTGCACATTCATCAAAGGACTTCACACGTTCTATAAGCCGCTTTTGCTTACGTCTAAAGGCTAAATCGTTGTCATATTTATTATGACATTCCCGGCACAATCCAACGATATTCAAGGGATTTGTATAGTATTCGGGATACATACTTTTGGGAACTAAATGTGCGGCATCCACAGCCAGTTTGCCACATATAGCACAATAGGAAGGCAGGTTTTCCTTAATTCTGGCTATTTCTCTGTTACGATGTGCTTGTTTAGTACTAATCTGTTTCATATAAGTTAGTTTAAATAATAGTTCCCGGATACCGAACCAACGGACACCGGGATAGTTTATTTACCATGCTTCATTGCATGACAATCTTCACATAGTGTTTCAAGACAATACAAGAAATCCAATTCATGACCTACGATAGAATATTCCGCAATTTCATAGACCTTATGATGAATCTCTAAATTGTAGGTTTTACCGCATACTTGACAACGATGCCCGTCACGAATACGAACCTTTCGTTTCACTTCCTCCCAATACGGGTTATTCTTCAGGCTCTTCCGATACTTCGATGGCCTCCCCTTCTTGTGTGCTAGTCTCGTCATTATTTTCCTCCTTTCTCCATGGGCTTTCCTCTATTGGAGAACGATGCAATTCATGTCGTTGAATAGGCGTAGATTTACCAGTTAATTCATCAATCGAATCCTCTATCCATTGTTCCAACCAAACATCATATCCATCTTCTTCCCATACTTCGACAACATTCTCACCCTCACCAAACTGACGAACATTTTTTCGTGTATCTTTGAAATCGACATTCGGAAGATCATAGCCTAATTCCTTAAATGCTTCCTGATTTTTTTCTCCAGAATTAAACAAATCATTATATTCGTGTTTCGGAATTTCCTGAACCAATGCCAAACGGAAAGCTTCATTCACCCACGAGTAATACAAATAATATCCCATAACAGGAATACGGAAGGTATCAATCATTTTTAGTGGATAATCCATAACCCCTTTTTTAGCAAGATTTACAAGATCCTTAAACTGGGTATGTAAAGCTGAAATTTTCGCTTCAAACTCTTTCTTTTCATTATTGAATTTAGATTTTAATGCCTCTAATTGCGCTTCTAATTCCGGCATCTGTTCTTCCGCAATTTCACCGTAATTAGCACGAATCGTTGATATTTCATAATCATTCATTATCCGATTGGCTATTACATCTTTTTCCTGAATAGTAATAAAGTTCTCCGCCAGCTTCTTTTTTATATCATCAATGGATACGCAATCGGGAAATATAACTTCTGGGAATTTTACAGTTGTTGGAAGTTTGAATTGAATTTCTTCTGGAGAGTAATCTTTTAAATCAATCATTGTTTTTTATTTTATTAATCATTCAACATCGTCAATAGCAACCGGATGAAGCATTTTCTGGCTCCATTCCGGAAGCTGCATATCAATAATACCACGGGCACCTTCTTCCGCCTTAGCATCATAGCCAGGAAACCACTTCTTTTCAAAGCAGTCCTTTACGATGGAAAGAGCATAATGATATTTATATTTGCCATTTGCAAGATCATCAGGAGACCAGAATAAAACGGCAACATCAAAAGGCTCAACCGTCTGTAACATTATCATTATTGTTACATTAAAGTTTCGTCCTGTAATGCCGCTCATTACTTCTTGATACATTCCTTCAGAAAGCTCGTATTTGAGTTTTGCACAATCATAGTAGAACTTACCGAGATCATCGGCTCGTGTGGTCTTGAAGGAAATTACGGCATTTACACCAATATTTTCCTCTACATTGAAATAATCCGGCCTAACTCTAACATCTAGCCCTGTTTCTTCATCTTTGCCATAAAAAGACACCTCTGAATAAGCCCCTTTCAATAATTGGGGGATGATACCACCACCATACCAATAATAGTTTCTCTCAAGAGCTTTTATTATCATACTCATATCCTCACTGATAAAGGAGTAACCCAGATCCAAACATTTCTGTTTTTTATAATCACGGTAATCTTTAAGATCGCTAAAGTTCCATCTTTCAGAGGGTATTTCTTCTTCGACATCTGGAACATAGTTCTTATCATTTGATAACAACTCATTATAGAACTTAATCATTCCTATCACACCTTCTTTGGAAGATTGGCTACATTTAGGTTCTACTTTGACAAGCTCAAATAAACGTGGTTCCAAGAATGCCATGTGAGCAAATGTGCCTAGTTGAAAGCAAGGCTTTTCTTTTTCCTCAAATACCCTTTCATAATCATAGTAAAATGAACGAGGAGTCTTAAGAGCATTTTTGAGGTTAGAAGAAGAAATATGCTTGCTTTTCAAATACATTTCCATCGGGTCACGCTTAACCAGTCCATTAACGCTTAATTCTTTCAAATCAATATTAACGGGGGATTTGTGAGAATTTGAGTATATGAAATCAAGCATTTCTTCTTTGGTAGGATAATCTTCCGGATTATAGGCAGAAGGGTTAAGTTCTTCCCCTTCTGCAAATCCATTCAAGTCAAATGCTTCCATTAGCCAGCAACAGGTAAGTTTATAAGTAAGGGTCTAACAGACCAATTATCTGACTGAAAGTTATTAGTTTTATTCTTCCTTTTACCCATGTACGTGATTTTAAGAGCAGTACCTTTTTTAAGAGAACCATTCTCAATATATTGCTCCAAAATACCGACTAATCTTCGGGAACCGTTAGTTATAGTTTGAACTGTTCCGTCAGCCTTTCTTTCTAAGAAGAAAGCACAATCCAAATCTATTAATTCACCTGGATTGGTAGCGCTCAAGACCTTTTGTGGTTTGATTTCTACAAAAAATATTTTCTTGAATTCTCCAGCTTGTTCCGGAGACCAATAATTACCGCACAAGTCTATCGGAAGCTCTTGAGCATCATCTAAAGAAGGAAGATTGTTTTTTGTCAAATCCGCTGTTTGAATCTCAAATACAGATTCTTTCTCTCTAATAGTTAATTCTTTTTTTTCGTTCATATCTTATATTATTTAAAGTGGTTTAAATTGCTCCCGGAGTGCCGATCAAGGCAAACCGGGAATAGATTACTCACATGGAATAACTTCTCCATTAATTAACTTATAGTAAGTATCAGGTTTTACAGTTTCACCATCAACCTTTATAGCTTTAACTTCTTTAATTGGATATGTATTACCATTCCATTCTCCTCTTTCAGTAAGAACTATCCAACAGCCGATAGCCCCTTTAGCTTTACTATTTTTTCCTGTTACTATGGCTATTGATTCTTTTCCTGTTACTTCAGCGGCTGATTGGTCTCCGGTGTTCGTAGCGGCTGATTGGTCTCCGGTGTTCGTAGCGGCTGATTGGTATCCGGTGTTCGTAGCGGCTGATCGGTATCCGGTGTTCGTAGCGGCTGATTGGTCTCCGGTGTTCGTAGCGGCTGATTGGTCTCCGGTGTTCGTAGCGGCTGATTGGTATCCGGTGTTCGTAGCGGCTGAATAGTTTCCGGTGTTCGTAGCGGCTGAATAGTTTCCGGCGTTCGTAGCGGCTGATCGGTATCCGGTGTTCGTAGCGGCTGATTGGTCTCCGGTG